CTAGAAAGTCTTATGGCTTTCGTGATGAGGTCGTTAAAAATGTAGTTGATAAGTTTGTTGATAGATCAGATGTCGGCTACGAAAAGTATGGTCAAACATTGCACGATGAAAGAACATCAAACGTTAAAGGTTTGGCTGATTATTTAAACGATATACAAGAAGAGCTTATGGATGCAATATTGTATATACAAACAGCTAGAGAAGAACTCGAAGAGTTAAAAGCTCTAAAAAACCCTTTCTTAAATGAAAAGGCGTAAGAAAAAAGGTCCTGTCAGAAGTAAGAAAGTTACTTTTGACGGGATCACATTCGCTTCTGGTTTGGAGCGTTATATGTATCAAACATTAAAGAAAGCTAAAATACATACCGAATACGAAGGTTGTACGTTTATACTACAAGAAGGTTTTATGCTTGATAACAGATCATACGAAAGACAAAGTAATGGTAAAGGTGATATGGTTGATAGAGGTAGTAAAAAAATTCTACCAATTAAATACACACCAGACTTTATTGGTTATGATTATGTTATTGAATGTAAAGGTAGAGCTAACGAAAGCTTCCCATTAAGATGGAAAATGTTTAAAAAATATGTTAATCACAAGATGAAACATGTAACTTTATATAAACCTCAGAACCAAAAGGAATGCGACAAGGTAGTTGAATTAATAATTAAAAATAGAAAAAATGATAGATAAATGGGCTTTAAGCTTTGGAACATTTCCTGGTTTACTTTTTGGTATGAGAAGTTATGTAGAAAAAACCAGAACTAATCACGTGTTATATCTACTTTTTGTAGATATTTGTTTAACAATATATAAAAACTAAAAATGAATAAAAACAATAAAATACTATCAGATATTACCGTGCACATGAAGTATGCAAAGTTCATACCAGAACTCAACAGACGTGAGACGTGGGAAGAACTTGTCGACAGAAACAAACAAATGCACATACGTAAATATCCGAGTTTAGAAAATGATATAAATACTTACTACAAGTATGTATATGAAAAGAAAGTTTTACCATCTATGCGAAGTCTTCAGTTTGGTGGTAAGCCAATTGAAATTAGTCCTAACAGATTATATAATTGTGCATACTTACCTATTGATCACATTGATGCTTTCAGTGAGGTTATGTTTCTTTTATTATCTGGTTGTGGCGTAGGTTATTCAGTGCAATTACATAGTATAAAAAAATTACCTGAGATTATAAAGCCACATACTAAAAGGTCTAGACGATTTGTTATTGGAGACAGTATTGAAGGTTGGTCTGATGCAATTAAAGTTTTAATTAAGTCTTATTTGGGTGATAAGAGATCATCTAAGATAAGTTTTGATTATTCTGATATTAGACCAAAGGGAGCTAGGCTTGTGACATCAGGTGGTAAAGCACCAGGACCTCAACCGTTAAAAGAATGTTTAATTAAAATACAAGGAATATTAGATGCGAAACAAGATGGAGAAAAACTGGCGTCACTTGAAGTACATGATATTGTCTGCCATATTGCGGATGCTGTACTCGCGGGAGGCATACGACGTGCCGCTCTTATATCGTTATTTTCGGCGTACGACGAAGAAATGATTTCATGTAAATCAGGTAACTGGTGGGAAACAAACCCACAACGTGGTAGAGCTAATAACTCTGCCGTTCTTATGAGACATAAAATAACTAAAGAATTTTTTATGGATCTTTGGAAACGTATAGAACTATCTGGTTCTGGCGAGCCTGGTATATACTTTAATAATGACAAGGAGTGGGGAACAAACCCTTGTTGTGAAATAGCATTAAGACCATTTCAGTTTTGTAATTTATGTGAAGTAAATGTATCTGATGTAGAAACTCAAGAAGAACTAAATAATAGAGTTTCAGCAGCTGCTTTTATAGGAACGTTGCAAGCTGGTTATACAGAGTTTCATTATCTTAGAGAAGTATGGCAAGAGACTACAGAGAAAGACTCTTTGTTAGGTGTTTCAATGACTGGTATTGGTAGTGGTAAAGTTATGAAGCTAGATTTAAAACAAGCCGCTGATCAAGTTAAAATAATGAACAAAGTTGTAGCTAAGACTATTGGTATTAATCCTGCCGCACGTACAACTTGTGTTAAACCAGCAGGGACAACGTCTCTTGTGCTCGGTACGTCATCAGGTATTCACGCTTGGCATAATAAATATTATATTAGAAGACTTCGTGTAGGTAAAAACGAAGCTATATATAATTATTTAAAAACAAATCACCCTGAGCTTGTACAAGATGAGTACTTTAGACCTCATGATACAGCTGTTATTGAAATACCACAGTCAGCACCAAAAGGTTCTATTGTAAGAACTGAGTCCGCTTTTGATTTATTAGAACGCGTAAAACATGTTGCTGAAAAATGGGTTGACAGTGGTCATTTAAAAGGTAGCAATACACATAATGTTTCTGCTACTATAAGTTTAAAACAAAAAGACTGGGAACCAGCTGGTGAGTGGATGTGGGAAAATAGAGAAAGCTATAACGGTCTATCTGTTTTACCTTATGACGGTGGTACATATACTCAAGCTCCTTTTGAAGATATAACTAAATCAAAATTTGATGAGATGACAAAAGCTCTTCAGGAAATTGATTTAACTAATGTTATTGAAGAGTTTGATGATACTGATTTATCTGGAGAACTAGCTTGTGCTGGTGGTGCTTGTGAAATAACAAGTTTATAAATAAATAAAGGGAGCTTAATTGCTCCCTTTTTTTTTAACACCAATAAGAATAAGTAAACCTGCTAAAATAGCTTTAACAATACAAATAGGACACATTATAAATGTATATATTTAGTTCTACCGTTTACTTTCTTAGCTATAGTTAACTTCTTTCTATTAGGCCTATGTGTTACGTAGCTAACATGAACCCAGTTAGGATTTTTGTCATCACCAAACTCCCATATTAACTGGTCAAAGTCTAAATGATCTTTTATAAACTCATACATTTCAGCGTTTGTACATCTACCAAAAGTATCGTCTATATCCATAGCTTGACCTTTCATGTGCTGTGAGTTTTTACTTCCACCAATAGCTGTGTTAACAGGTTCTCCTCTAAAAAAACTATTTATTTTTATTGGTCCTCCAACGTAAGCTCTAAGCGGTTCAAATATATTTTCGGCTACTTCTTTCATACACTTTAATTGATCTTCGTTAGGTGTATTATCTAAATCTAATCTTTCGCCTGTTCTGCTGTAAGTTCCTTCTTTCCAACTTACGTGTTTACTTATTTTTTCCATATTATTCTAAAGTATAATGTAACGGTTTACCCGTACCGGTTGTTGTTATTTTTAATGAGTATATACTATTGTCAAAGTCTAATCCTTTTTCTATAATTAAAGTAGTTGTAGCTGGAATACTTGTTTTAGCTATAATGTATGTGTTAGCACCAGCATCTTCAAAGAAAACTATAACTGAAACATCAGTACTCGTATGTGTGTTTGTTAACACTAAACAGTTGTGATTACCATAATCATTTTCCCAAGCGTCACTTGTTGGTGCTGCTTGTATAGCTTTAATAGTAGTAGTAGTATTAGTTGTTATTACACCTCTTTTAGTTGCTCCCATAATTTTTTATTTAATTTGTAAATCCATAAAGTGTATAATTAAATCTTAAACTAGTGCTTGATCCAGATGGAATAACAAATATTACCAACGCTTCACCCGCGTTAACTTGCCCAACATTTGTTAAGTTTTCTCCATCAGCATTAAAACCGTGGTTCGCGTTATCCATAGGATCTGTCGTAACGCTTAACACTTCTGTTAAACTAGATTGATCTGCTGCTACACTTGAAGGTCTAGTACATTTATAAACTTTAATATTTACAGTATTTGTTCCACTTGCTCCATTTGCACAATAAGCTCTTATGCTAATGTTTTTCATATTAACAGGCACTATGTGAAGAAATGTAGAATGTCTTGCGGGTCCTAAGTCTCCTAAATCTGCGGGCTCTGAAGTTAAATTATTTGTCCAAATATGATGATAAGGTCCATAGCTGTTATTTCCATAGTAATATCTACCAGATGTAAAAGTCGATAAATATCCCATAAACTGATGAATAATTACTGGCGAGCTATTATCTATAGTGTTTTTTACTATTTTATTATTTGCGTCTAAACCTAAATTACCACCACTAGCTATAGTTCCTGTACTTACATCTTCTAAATAAACTTCGTTACGAAACCTAGATATAAAATCCCATATATGTTGACCTAACCATCTCATTGGAAGTATTTTCTTTCTACAGTATTATCATTATATCTAAAGAATAAAACTTTATTTTTAGTAACCTTAGATGGTCTACCAAGTATATCTGTAACAGATATTAGTTTTCTATCAATAACTCTTCTAGGTAAAGGTCCAGTCCAAGTACCACTACAATAATCGTAAGTTGCTTGACATATATTATCCCACTCGACCTCACAACAATATTCATCAACATCTACAACCCAAGAATAGCACTCATCGTTGAGCCAGTAAGGATTACCTGGACCAGTAATACAATTAGCAGCATATAAACAAGATAAAGAATCATCAACATTAGCAGTTGGTTCGTAGTTATACGCTTCTGAATCCATGCAACCCAAAACCACTTCGATACACGAACCGTTATCCGTGTTAGCAAGTGGATCAAAGTTAAGAGCCAAACTATCCATACACCCATAAACATAAGCAATACAACTAAAATCCTCCGTGTTGGCTTGTGGGTTATAGTTAAGCATAGAAGGATCCGTGCAGCCATATATATAAGGTATACAAGAGCCGTTGTCAGCATTAGCTAGTGGGTTAAAGTTAAACATAGTAGAGTCCATACAACCAAAAACAAACGGATCACAATCTCCATTGTCAGCGTTACATGTGTCGCAATAATTAAAAGCAGTAGGATCTAAACAACCATATATGTAAGGTATACATGTGTCTGGTGTGTTAGCTAATGGATTATAGTTAAAAGCAAAAGCATCCATACAACCAGTGACAATAGGAATACAACCTCCATTATCTACATTAGCGCTTGCTTCGTAGTTAAAAGCTGTAGAATCAGTACAACCAAACACGGCTAGTGTAGCGCAGCTATCTTGAACCATAACGTCAGATATGTAACCGTTAGCAGTATCAACATGATACTCTAGATAAGCTGGTGATGTACAACCTGGATAATAGTAACAATCATCAGCTACGTTTGCTAAACTGTCGTAGTTCCAAGCTAAAGTATCTAAACAGCCATATACCTTTTCTATACACTCATCACCACAATATGTTTGTGCTGTGTAAACAAAGAAAGGTTGTATAAACGGTGGTTGAACACTTATAACTGTATCGCCAAATGGATTTATTAAAGTAAAACCACACTCTAAAGCTGTCATGCTAGCTTGTTGGTTTATATAAAACTTAAACTTTACTTCGTCTGGTGCATTTAGCATTATAGGTATTGACACACCAAAACCAGCTGTAAGTATATAAGGTATTGTGTCTTCTTGATAAACTTCTAATCTACTACCAACCCAGCCATTACCAGCTAAATCATGCAGCTTTAATTCAAACCAGCAACTATCTACATAATCCATGTAATTAGCTGTTGAGTCGTAATTAAATGCTGTTGTATCAGTACAACCTATTATTTTTAAAGTAGCACAGCTACTATCATCTACAGTGGCTATAGGATCGTATTCTAAATAATTATCGTCCGTACAGCCCAATACTGGAGGAGGCGGTGTGCACGTATCAGATAGTAATACATAATTAGAATCTGTCCCAAAGTTAGCATCTGTTCCATAAACTAAGGTATCGCCACACTGTATTACGTAATACGAACCATCTTGTCCTCCCCAAAGACTACCAGCCATTCCATCTCCATATAAATCTTTTATGGTAAATACAAACTCTCCAACAGGCAAACATATAACATGTGTCTGTGGTTGGTAGTCAGGTGCGTTTGTATATGGTCCATTAGCAAATATAATATTTCCTAACGTGTCAGATATTTCCCAAGAAGTTTCTTCTGGGTATTGATCTGTATTTATTTGTATTAAAGTTGGTACGCAAGGTCCTATTGGTGGTGGTGGATTTGGAAAACAAGGTGGTACAGCTCTGGTTTGATAAATACCTGTAGAAAAAGTTATAGTTGGTTTGTTTATTATAGTGTCCCCACAAACAGCAACGTAATAACTTCCGTCCATACCATCACCATAAGTATCTCTTAGTAAGAATACTATAGTAGAAACACTATCTGGAATATAACAAGTGTCAACATAACTAAAGTTAGGCTGTGTGTAGTGACCAGCAGGAACTTCTGCTATAGTGTCTCCATATAAACTATCTGCCATTAATATCCAATAAGTCTCACTAGGATAACTATCGGTCTCTAAATGTACTGTAGTAACTTTTTGACCAAAAGCAGAGCTTAGGCCAAAAACTAATATCATTAATATTATGTATATAAGAGTTGATTTATCTTTTTTCATTATTAAAAATCGCTTAATATTAATTCGTCAATTTTATTTTGTATCTCTTTTCTTGTTGCTAACATTTTAAAACTTAAGTCAGCTTGAAACCTAGCAACTTCTTCTCCGTCTTTCAATATAAGTATTGTTGGAACAACAGCTATTTTATATTTTTTTTGACAATCATCATGCGCAATATCCATCTCTTCTCTTTCAACATCACTAAGTTTTTCAAACCACTCTACATCATTGTCTGAGTTCCACTCTGCATTAAAGTGTATAGCTTTTATTTGCCCAAAGCAAATAGCTGGCAGGCAAAAAAGCATTAATAGTATTGTTTTCATATTAAATTATTGATATAGTTTGTCTTCAATTTTTTCTAATGACTTCTTTATCTCTTTAACATCTTCCTGCGTAGTCATAATAGTTTGTCTTATCATTTGATCTTTCATGTCAAACTCCATGCGAGTTACTTCTGGATCTGGTGGCGCGGGTAATTCTTTTGCTTCTGCTATATCTGCTTGCAAAGCAAACCACATACCTATGATTGTAGCCATACCAAAACCTATAGCTATTAACGTTTGTATACTAATTTTAAAACTAGTATTTTCATTTAATTCTTTTGCCATTTTTAAAAAATTATGTAGTTTATTCCAAATTTAAAATCGTACCACTGTCTATTCCAGTACTTGTTGTATTTACCTTCAACAAAAGCACCTAGGTGTTTGTTGTATTTATAACCAAATATAAGTCCACCAGAATAATCATACCACTGTTCGTCGTTGTTATACTCGTGATAAGAATATTCACCTCCGTCATCATAATGCCAAGGCATTAAATTACCCCATGCATGTAACCAAAAGTCTTTTTTGTAATGATAGTAGTCAAAACCAACAACTACTGATTGTAACATCTTATCGTCTAGTTCATTTCTTTTCTTCTCTACATAATTTGAAAGCATTTCAGGAACAACAACAGCTTCCCAAACCTCTATTGAAGTAGCAACTACATTTCCATCTGGATCATAGTACTCACTTTCAAACACGTCTATGTTGTAACCCTCTTGTATAGCTAAATAAGTATAATGTATGTCACCGCTTTGTTCTATCCACTCTTCTAAAGGATCATAACCATAAGGTTCTGATAGTCTTTGCGCAACACCAACATTAAATGAAAGCTTACCTAGGTTGTATCTATATCTTTGTGAGGTCTCTATATATTTTATATCAGCAAAACCGTCTTGTAAATATTCTCCTTTTAGTATGTAGTTATCCCCAACGTATCTTACAAAATGATGTTGATCCATATATTCTACGCCTTCTTGTCGCTTCATATCTAGCTCAAATAAAAACTCTAAACCAGAAACTTTACCAATATTTGCACCATCAGACCATGAATCTTCTGTACCATCATAAAACGTGTTAGCTCTATTCTCATAACCAAACCTAGCTATTTTACGTATACCAAAAGCTAAATTATAATCAAAAGGAGTTTTTATAGTATTAACCTCTAAGCCGTTAGCAACAGAAAAAACATCTACATCAGATATAGAAGTACCTCCACTAGCAGCAGCATAAAACGTAGAAAACTTAAAAGCTTTCTTCAAACCTTGTGAACAGCATTTTTTAGGAGCAGCACAAGAGGTAATAATTACCATCAATAAAATTATTAGTTTTTTCATATCTATAAAATCACTTGTATTGTTGTTTTTTTACTGATTATTAGTTAGTTCTATTATTTTACTAACTCTATCTGACTCAAGTTTCAACGCTTTTATTTCTTTAGATGTTAATCCAAGATCTTTAAGTTTATCAACTTGTTGTTTTTTGTTTAGGTCAAAGAGTTCTATTTTTTGTTGTACTACTTTTAATTTTTCTTTATCTTTAACTATTTCTTTTGCTTTTTCTTCTGTAACGCCTTCTATTTTTTGAACGTCTTTTACCATCTTCATTTCTTTTCTAGCCTCTTCAACTCCAGTTGTTTCTACACCAACATCCCAAGTATTCCAACCCATCATTAAAGCTATACGTTGCCAAGCTTCGTTGTCAGAGTTAGCCGCCTCACGTATATTGCTTATTTTGTTAACAACCCTGTCTAGTGGTACATTAGTTAAAGAAGAAACAACTCCACCTATAGTTTCCCAAATAGGATTGTCTAAAGTATTCTTAGGCATGTATTGTATCTCATCTTTATTATACTTATATGTATCTAAAGCAGATTTAAGCTTTCTAGCTTTTGACCCAACAGGTGGAGATAAATTTAAAAAGTCTATAACAATTTTATCATAATCAGCGTTACCCTTTTTAGCATCTTCTTCTCTAAAACGTATTATCATATTTTTTAAAGTAGACACAACAGCACCAGCAACACCAGAACCACGTAGTATTGAGTCTGCCATACCGTTTAGTAATGATAACTCTTTTTTCTTTTGTTGCTCTTTATCTTCTTCTTCATCGTCATCAAACATAAATTTAAACATTGCTTTTTGTAAAGCTGAGAATATCATGTTTTGCACAGCGCCGTAATAAATTATTTTAGATATATGTGTTTTAGCATCACCTCTACCGTTTACTAAATCAAGTGCAGCTTTCTTCATTAACCTAGTATACTGCATAGGTGTATTTTGAAACGCTAGTATAAGTCTACCTAATGGTGAAGCTTGTTGTTGTGATATTAAATCAGGTCTTGAAGACTGTTGTGTTTCTTCTGCTATTTGTTGAAAATCATTAAATGCTTGTTTTTCAGCATCAGCCTCTGACATACCTTGTTTCATTAAAGACTTAACTCTATTTCTATAAAACGTAGCACCACCACTAGCAATAGCAAAACTATCAGCAATTTGTGTAGGAGTAAAACCTAGTCTTAATAGTTTTTGAAACACTGCTTTAGCTGGGTTAGCAGAATTTGCAGCTGCCTGAGCTAGCTCGTTATGGCTAACAGAGGTTCTTAAACCTTGACGTCTTTGCTTTAACATATCTGAATTAAAAAGAGTAAGAAAATCTTTCCAGTATTGTTTTTGATTAGCAAATGCGGCAGCTGCTTTAAGTGGGTTGTTATCACTCCAGTTTACAAAGTTTACAGCTGACAATGTTTGTAAAGCTGCAGATCTCATGTTAAAAAACATTATAGCACCAACAGAGTTGTTAACCCAGTTAGCAAATCTATTAGTTAATCTGTTATTACCAAAAGACCTATTAGTACCATTCTCCATACGCCATAACATATCTTCAAGCGCTTCTCTAAATCTAGTACCATATATGGCTTCTATTTTATTCATGTTTGGACCAACTAACTTACCACCTTTCCACTCACCAAATATCTCGGCTCTATTTTGTTTAAACTCATCTAGTAAATCTGATCTTCTTGTTTCAGCCAAACTATTTAAATCAGATGATATATCGTCTGACATCCAGTGGTCCGTAGGTTCTGGATAACCTTTAGTTATGCTTTCTAAACCTTGAGCAAGAGCTAAAAGTTCTGGGTTAGACTCTACGGCTTTTATTAAAGCTCTTTGATCTGATTTTGATAAACCGTCGATCTCAACTCCATTTTTTGCCCATATATAAGTTCTTACAGCTGTGTCGTAAGTAAAGTCCCCACTTGGTATGTTCTTTGTTAGTAACTTTCTAGCTTCAGGAAAAGATTTTATTAACGCTTTGTAATCATTACCTAGTCTTTGTCTAAGTCTAGATACTTCTCTATCAGCTCTAGCAAAAGGATCTATTAAAGTTTCTTTAAAAAACTTCATGTCTTGCTCTCCTTGTTTGCCTTTACCTAAAAAGCTATATAGTAAACCTTTAAAGTCGTCAGCGCTAGGAGGTATAAAAAACTTAAATCTACCTTTGTTCGCACCACGTTTTCTAGCTTTAGCATCTGAGAACGTAGCAAACCTACTCACACCCGTTTTGTTTTCTATCATTTTGTTAAAAGTATCAGAAGCTTTACTAAACATCGTTAGTTTAGCTTGTTGTACTTTTGACTTAACATCAAACTGATCGAGCATATTTTTAACAGCTTGTACGTTTTGTAACGCATCATCTGCAAAGTAAAAGTCATTATAACCTTCACCAACTTTATCTGCTATCCACAAAGCTTTTGCTTCAGATGTACTGTTACCTAAACCTGTTATGTTTTCTATAGGTAAGTCTAAACCGTGAGCTTTTAAAAACGCTTGTATAGGACCTGCAGCTGCTTGTGGTCTAGCTGTTAATACAAACATATCTTTAGTTCCGTATTTACCAGCTAACTTCATAGCTTTATTAAATAACGGTGCTGTTTTACCGTCAACAACTTCGTTAAATTCTGAGAAGTCCCACTTATAACCTTGCTCTGATAATTCTACATAATCTCTAGCATACTCTTCAGCATTTAAAGATCCTTTAGTACCATCTGGTTTTGTGTAACGTATTCTAGATTTAGTTGTAGCAAGTGTATCATCAAAGTCTAGTACTGTAATACCTCTAGGCTCTTTAACTACTCTAGAAGCTTCTATAGCTTTATCTACTATACTATTTTTTCTATTAGTTTCAGCATTAGAATCACTTGCTTTTGAAAAGTATAAACTACCTTTATAGCTAACAGCTTTAGCATTGCTTTTTCTTACTCTAGCTTGCTGCTTTTTGTCAAACACAAAGTTAGATCCTATTACTTCTCCTGTTGACAATTGTTTCATTTCTAAATCAAACTCACCAAGCTCAGGGTTGTAATATCTTACTATACTAGGTGTTTTTGCATCAGCATAAACGGGTAATGTTGATTTATACAACTTGTTAACCATATTGTCAAACTTGATAGGTAGGTAAGCTACTTTGTAACCGTCCATCATATCATTAAAGTTTGTAAGGTTTTCTTGTGATGGATTAATTATATAATTTAAAGCGTTTAAGTTAACTTGTAACGCGGGTGTCATGTGTTCTAGTCTATACTCTCCTTTGTAGTTTGCATCTTTACCAGTTGGTATAAAATCTAAAACCGCAGCCATTCTAGTTAAACCTTTTGGATTAGAATTAAAAGCTTGTAACAAAGCAACAACATCACTTTTTGAAAGCTCTTTGTTTTGGTACATGTTTTTAATCTCTTCAACAACCTGTCTCATTGCTTGATTATGATCTTGACCGTCTTTAACAACTCTACTCATTGTTTCTTGAGAAGGTAATCCTTTTCCTTTTTGAGGAGGCTTTGACGTTTGCGAAGCTGGACTATCATAATCAGTACCAACAACTCCAACCAAAGTTCTTATATCGTTTGTTTTACCAAAACTAAATCTATTTGTTTTCTTAGATGGTGGATTAGGGTTTATTTCAAACTCAGTTACACTACCATCTTTGTAAACTCTTACACCGGTACCTGTTCTACTGTTTATAGATAAACCTGGAACTATATACTTTGCCACAAACTTTTTAGGAAATTTTTTGGCTAGTTTTTTAGCTGCAGCTCTTGCAGACTGTTCTCCAGAAACCGTTGTTAGTCCATCTACTTTTTCTCCTACAATACTTTCATAGCTAGCTTTGTCGTTAGTTACATCAGAAGTATATTGTTTAACTATAAGATCAGCTATAGTGTTACCGTCAAAACTATAACTAGGTGGTATTGTTTTACCACGAGTCATTCTATCATGTATAGGTTGTAACGTGGTAGCTACTTTTTCTATTAACTGTTCTGTTGTTTGTCTAGGTAAGTCATAAGTACCATTTTCTATGTCATCAGCAAACTTTGTTTTTAAAGCTAACTCTATGTTACCATCAGAAACTTTTATATCTGTGCCGTTTATTTTAGCCATTTTATCTAAAAATCCTATATGATCTGAAGGATCTAGTTTTGATAAAGCAGCTTGACTAAACATAGCATCAGACTTACCATCTCCTAGTAAAACTATTCTAGCAGCTACGTCTTTATCTTGAGCTGTGTTCATTTTATCTAGCTCTTGTCTTACAGTTTGGTTTGTTACAGCTTTACCAACCTCGTCCATTAAACCAGATATTAACGTTGCTGGGTTTTGACCTTTTACTTGACTAAGCTCACCTTTAACAACACCAAAAGCCTCAGCAAATTCAGCTGGTGATATTTTGTTTTTTATCTGTGGAAACAAACCTGCACCACCTTCTTTTTTATCAAACTTAACTCTTTTATCACTTTTTGTGTAAAAGTTTTTAGCTATAACTTGTTTTAAACCAGTAGCTGTACCAGAAGCGGTAACACCTAAAGGCAAGGCGTTATATATAGATTCTGCGTTTTTACCTATAAATAATCTAGCTCTAATAACATCATCGTTCTTTAAAGTTTTTGTAGGTGATGTGTAGTTTTCAATAGACTTAATACCAAATACTTCTGCTATTTCAGGTGCTACTAGGTTTTTTAACGTTTTATAATTTAAGTCAGATATATTTTTTAACTTACCGTCTATTTCTATTTGATCACCTTTTATTAACGATCTTACTTTCTTTTGTATTTTACTGATTTGCTCAGGCGTTGCTATTCTATTTAATAATACCATGCCTGGTGTATTTTCGTTTACAGGACCAGTTTCTTCAGCTGTTAACTCTGCAGCTTGATCTAAACTAACTGCTCCACCTAAACCACCTTCATCAACGGTTGACTCAATACCTAAATCACTAGCTAGTCTGTTTGCTCTAAGATTTAATCTATTACTAACAAACTTATCAAGATCTTGCTTAGTAGCATCGTACTCTCTTTCAACTAGTCCAGCTGCTATTGAAGTCAACTCGTTCATGAAACGACCTCTTGTAATTCCTTTTCTTAAATTTTGTGGTATAGGATCAAATAATCTCTTTGTTATTGTTTCAACTATAGGCGCAACCTCTTGACCAAACCTAGATCTTACAAACGGATTATCAACGTAACTACCATCAGGGTTTTTTAAATCAAAAACACTTTTACCATCTTTTGTTTCACCGACGGTTTTGTTAATCATGTTTCTTTTGTTACCATCAAACTCGTCTAATAGACCACTTAAGTTACTAGGCTTTGAAGCTAAAAGTGCTTTACCAGCGGGCGAGTCTGGATCTACTCCATTTTGAGCTAATAAGTTTCTTCTTTCTTCTATGCTTTCTTCAAGGGCTATTTCTCTAACACCGTCGCTGTCTATTAGCTTTTGCATTTTACCACCTATTTTAGCTCCTTTGTCTAATACATCTCGTTGTGCTTGTGTTAAGTTACCTTCTTTTATAGATTTGTTATAGTCTTTTACAAAATTAAAAACATCTTTACCTGTATTAAATTTAACAGGCATACCTATTTTTTGAAGTTGTCTTCTAAATATATCACCAAGCTTTGTCATTGGTCCCTCACTGAAGGTCATATCACCACTAACAACAGCATCTGACAATAGCGTCATAACTTCTTGAAATTGTTGGCTACTAGGTTTATCTCCGTAGGTAGCTAGTCTATTATACATTTCACTATCAATAAAGTCTTCGCCTTTTTGCTGTTTAACCCATTCAAATAAACTACCTCCAATAGCTATCGCTTTCTTTTTATCTATTTGTATATTACCATCTCTATCTCTAAGTATGTTACCATCAGCATCTGTAGCAGCAAAGGTTGTTTGCATCATGTCATGTAAAAACTCATGTGCAGCTACATTAACTCCAGCACCACCTTCTTGAGAAAAAGACTTGTTTAAAACTAAAACTTTGTTACCATTTTTATCTGTTAAGTATGTACCGTAAACACCTTGAGCAGCTTCAGACCTTTGTTCTTGGCTATATCCATTTTCTTCTAGCCATTTGTCTATTTTTTCTATAGCACTACCGTCTTGATCGTCTTCAAACTCTTTAACAGTTCTAGTCTTACCTTGTGAATCAGTTGTTCCGTTAATCATATTTTTCACGTTTTCAACTGTTCTTTTGTAAATCTCTTTTTGGTTTCTTTGCACAGCAGAGTCTTCTATCTTAGCATTAATATCATCTAACTGTTTATCAATTGCTTTATGAAAACTAGGATCTTGATTAGCTTTTAACTGCTCTAATCTCATTTTTTCAACTAGCAACTCTAACTCATCTTCAGTAACTAGTTCTGGTGCTACGTTAAGTGCTGCTTTAAAATTGTTTATGTAGTTTTTAGCATTGAGTAATTGTTTTAATTGCTTGTCATACTCTTGCATGGCATCAGTATCGTTTTCTTGACCAGCTTTTTCTATACGCTTTTCAATTTCACGTATTGAAGTATTTAATTGTTTTAGTACAGGTTCAGTGTTACCTTTAAGTTTAAGCATTGCTGCGTTTCTAAAGTTTTTGTAATCTCTTTTAGCACCGACAGCACCCATACCACCTGATAACCATATAGTGTCATGTATTAATCTAGAGTGGTTTTTCCAATCAGTAAAACCTTTAGCATGCTCTAAACCAAAAGCACCTTGTGTTAACGACTCTAAAGCAAATTCAACTTCTTCTTCAAGAACTTCTTTAAGTACATTACCAGCCCAGTTTTTAGCAACATACTTCATACCAGCTTTTGTGGTTATATTTTTCAAAGCCTCTTTCAAAGCATTTTTAGCACTTGCACTTCCAGCTCCAGTTAAAAAATTAGAGTCAGGCATTATCATCTGTGACATACCTATAGTACTACCAACAATAGTACCATAAGCTAAAGCTTGATTATCACTTAAGCCCATTCTTTTACCTTCTATAACATTATCTTGAGCTGTTAAGTTAAAACCAGTTACAGCTAAAGGTAAGTTTTCTATAAGCTTTTTACCTAAAGGACCACTAAACATTGCTCCTGGGTTTTTTATTATTTCTTTTCCACCACTAGCAGCAATAGCTAACATAAAAGGAAGTCCTTGAGCAATAGCTCTAGTACCTTTATCTAATACACTCATGTCGCCAGGGTTGTAATCCTCATCTCTAGCAACACCAACTAAATCATAATTAGTATACTTCTCATACATGTCTTCTAAGAAGTCTAATCTATCATACTGATTTGGATCATCTGCAAAATCACCAAACGCAGCACTTAAGGCTTGGTTAGCTAACAACGGTGTACCTGTAGCCCATTTTAAAGCTGTTTGACCAAGACCTTGACCAAACAACGCCCAAGCGTCTTTATCAAATATAGAGTATTCTATCTTGTGTCTTTTTCTCCACTCTTCGTACCTGTCTATGTTTACATAATCGTTTTTAAACTTCATGAAACCATCAACAATTTCTATACCGTATTTAGCCTTCGTTGCATCAACTTGTGTTTGTACTATATCAGATCTTTTAGTAAAGTCTTTTACTTGACCTTTATGCTGTTCTAATCTACTGTTAAAGTTCTCAGACTCTTGCTTTAAAGCATCACCTTCTTTCATTAACTCTTCATAAGTAGAGTATGTATTTTGAATGTTTTCTGTTAAACCGTTATACTTACTTAATAAGCCTTCGTATTTTTTAATCTTATTATTATACTCGTTAACTTCTTCTTGTGTTGTTGGTTGAGCAGATTGATCTATTTCATTGTACAAGCTTTGTAACTCAGCCTCTAAATTTGTTTTTTGTGCTTGCTGTGTTTCTAGTTGTTCTATAACAGGGTTCATTCTTGCGTTAAAAACCTCTGTTCTACTCTGTAGTGATTGAGCTTCTTTTTCTAAGTTTGTAGATGTTACTTCTAAACCTTCAAACTCTTGCTCTAATAATCTTGACTGTTTAACAGCATCTCTGTTTTCTTGATTAAAAAGCTTTGTTTTTATTTTATTAATGTGAGCTTGTTTCTTTTCATCGTTCCAAATACTACCGTCAACTTCAACCGCTTTGTCACCACGTACAGTTAAACCAGCTAAAGCTTCTATTTCTTCCATGCTTAAACCATCTAGCAATTTCCACTCGTCATCGCCTATATATTTTTCTAAGTCAACATCTGCATCTTTAAATTGACCACTACCATAACCATCTGCTATAGATTTTTTAAGATTTGCTATAGCCGCGTCTCTTATTTCTTTTGTTCCTCTTGTTGTTCTTGAACCATATTTAATGCCACCTACGTTTTCTTCTATAATTCTTCTTTCAGGAAGCGAAAAGTTTCCGTTTATATAGCTGTTAACTCTTTTGTCAACTTGCTCAGCTATTTGTTCTTCAGTTAAATCTGGTTGGTTTTGTTTTAAATAACTCTCATAGTTTTTAGCAACCTCACTAACTTCTGAGTTATACTTTTCTAACAGCTCGTCTTGCTTTCTATAATTTTGATCAAACTCATTGTCGAGTTTCTGTTCTTTTAAAACACTCAACTCTTGCTCAGCTTTCAGCTTTTCTTTAGTTGGCCCAGTTGAATTTTCAATAATTTCTTCAAGATTTTTTATGTCTTTATCAATTTGATTTTCAAAGCCAGGTATAACAAGATCTTCAGGGTTAATCTTTTCAACTTTTTTACCTCTACTTTCAACTATGTCTTTTCTACTTGTTTGAACCCAATTACTAATACGGTTCATTATCATGTCAGGACGTTTCTTTAGTAGACTAGATCTTATTTGAAGTTTTCTACCATTAGCATCAACTAACTCTATTTGGTCATCACTTCCCCACTCATCAATAATGTTTACTGTTATACCTTCTTTTTCGTAAAACTTTTCTAAGTTTTGTTTGTATATCTTTTCTTTGTCATCAAACAACCCTTCACCTTTACTCATCTGATCAAAAGTAATGTGTGCACTCTTTAGCATGTTTTGATCTTCTTGCTCTTGTTTTACCTTTTTGCTTTGTTCAATATTAGCGTTTACTTCTTGTTGGGTTTGGTGTACTACGTCTTCTTTTTTCTGACCTTTTTTTATAAAAGTGTAACCTCCCGTATTTGGATTGTAAACCGCATTTGGGTTCTTCATCATTCTTTCATGATAAGCTCTTTGTTTAGGGTCTGTGATTTGTGATAAGTCTACTTGGGGTTGTCCTGAAGAGGTTACCTCAGGATTAGATTGAGAGCTTACTTTGTTAGGAGCAGGCTTAACAACTTTAGGTGGAAAGAACTGTTTTACAAATTCATCTTCCGATTTAGTGTAAGTACCACTAGCAACTAAAGTTTCGTAAAGGGCATTTTGTTTTTCACGCGTAGAAAACTGTGACTCAAAGTCTTTGTACGATTTTGTATAAGATCCGGCACTAGTTAACGCAGCATATAGTTTTTGTGACATATTATTTTATTATAAATCGTCGTATTGACCAGTTGTTCTCTTTTTATCTTTCTTGTTTCTATATTGTTTTCCTACGGCTGCACTAAAATACGTAGCCATAATACCTCTAGTTCTTTCTTCATCAAAGTTATCATTTTTAGGATTTATTAAAGCATCTATTATTTGATCTTTAAAGCCAGAGCTCAAAAGCGTTTGTTTTTCTTCTGCACTAATCTTACCATCTCCATCATCTTGAAAAGAAGAATCTACTTTTCCATCACCATCCGTGTCTATTTCTAAAACGCCATTATTCATTGTTATACCTAAAGACTCGTATGTCATGTTCTCTATTTCTGGATTATCTGCTATGTTTTGAGCAAAAGAACCTCCGTCTTCTAACACGTCATCATATAACAAAGAATTTAAATTACCTTTCTTTATTATAGTATTCATTTTAGAAGTAGTCCTAACAGCATCATAATCATCTTCAAGGTAACCAGATCTATTTTGCGTAATAGCTTCGTCACCAGCTTGTATTATTAAATCTCTAATATCAGCTATAGACTTACTATCAGTTGTATTTTCTTTTAGTATGTTTTGAATATCTGAGTTACTAAACTCAACCTCTTCCATTATAGGCTCTCCATTTTCATCATTTTCACCAGTAGGTATTTGAGATGTGTATATAAACGACTTTGTTTCAGGGTCATATCTTTGTGTTGTTTCTTTGTTTAAAAAAGCTTGTAGTTTTAAATATTCTGGACTACTAGGACTTATATTTGCACTTAAATCTTTTTGATCTAGAGCTAAAGCAACGTCTTGATTAAGTTCTTTTAAACCACCAACACCGACACTAAACTCATTTAGCTGTTGCATTATTGTTGCTTGAGCTTTTTTATCATTATTTTTAACAGCCTCTATATATTGTTTTTGAAGATCTTCTGTATGTGGATAACAACTATTAAACGTGTTTTCACCCAAAGCACCACCAGTAGCTAAACACTCTTGAACTATACCATCTGTTTTTTCTTCAGCTGCTTTTTCTATTTGCTTTTTTTGAGCGGCTCTAGCGTGCAACCCACTAACTAAGTCATTACTAATATTCATTAAAGTATCAAAACCTCTACTACTAGCGTAGTTAGCAGCTTCTGACATTTTAGCGTTAGTATATGCTTGAACTAATCCAGAATCCATCTGTTTTAAAGGGGATTTTTTTGGCTTAGTATGATTATAACCTTTTTTCTTTAAATCAAGATGTTCTTGGTATGTTTTAGCCATAACAGCTTTATCACCCTTGTACATCATGTGTTTTTCAAATTTATCTTTCATAGTTTATTGTTGTTGTTTCCAGAAAGGATTTTGGAAGTCCATTTGATGTCCACCACCAACACCACCACCGGCTCCACCCATTCCACCAGTTAAAGCGCCTGTTACAGAACTAGCTGCGCCTGATATACCTGACCACATTTTTTCATCTGCCATAGCTACTTTTTGATTAGCAGCAGCAACATCTCCAGCTTCCATACCCATAAGTGTAGATACTTTGTTTCTTTCCATGTCACGCGACATAATATCACCTTGAACTTTTTGATTTTGTATTTGAGAGGCCATACTTCTTTCAGCTTGTTGATTTGCAGCTTCTTGTTGACCTATTGATATTGATGCTTTTTGAGCATCCATAGCGCCTTGGTTAGCTAAGGTTTGTGCTAATGCTGCTATACCAGAACTACCAGCAGTTTCTCTCATACTATTAAGTATGTTAGCTTGACTTTGTTGTTGCTGTGCTCTTTCAAACTCAGCCTGCTGTTGATTAACAGTTAAGTCTTCCATAGTATTCTGCATGTCCTTATAAGGGTTTGAAGTGTCTAAGTTTTTAAACGCTTCTTTTTGTTGTTCTAATCTTGCTTTAGCGGCTTCAGCTTCTTTTTTAGCTGCTTTCTTTTGCTTACCACCAGATATAGCTTTAGCTACACCAGCACCAACACCAATAGCGGCAGCACCTACTAGTAAAAAACTCATATCTTATTTGTTTTTGTTAATATAATCTTCATATTCTTTAAAATCTTTTGCAACAATATCTTTTTCTAATTGTTGTATATCTTGAGTGTTAGTCGGGTTTTTATGTATGTTTACAAATACACTTTCCTCGTTTGCGTATATAACTCTTTTTGTTCCAGGAGTAGCAACAACATAACAAGGCGCAACGTACTCTTCTATAACATCTTCTGTGGCTACAGATATATGTCCAGTTAATAAAAACCAAACATGCAGATGTTTATGTATAGCACCAACAACAACTGAGCCTGGTTTCATTGACATTTGTCTAACATATATTCCATCAGCAAACGTATGTTTTAACGGGAAATGTTCTGAATCTTGGTGTGTTACCACATTAATTTCATCAGCATTATTAATTAACGCTTGTTGAAAATTAAGTATTTTTTCACGGTTTGTTTTGCGTATTTCGTTATTAGACATGTAATTATATTTAATTTACTTTATAATCACACTATTTACATGTTATTTACTACTTATAAAATAATCAGTTCCTACGGAAAATATTTCTTCGTGATCAGATCCAGCTTTATTACTTTTAAACTCCATCTCTAAATAATAACCTAATATACTACTTAAGTTAGCTTTATTGTCTTTGCTAAAAAGAATAAATGCAGGAGGAGGATTAAATCCGACTGGCAACAAGCTTGGGCTACAAACAATGGTAGGAGCGTTACTTTGTGGATTGTTTATGGCTGAAATAGGTCCTATCTCAATTACATTAGCTAAATTAACTGTAAAGTTTCCAGAAGCTGTAGTAAGAACATAATAAGCCGTATCTCCTATTTGACAAGAAACGTTTAATGGTTTAGAAAATGTTAAAGTTGTTGGCATGTTTTATTGTTTATGTTACATTTAAAAATTTAGGATACAAAGTAATAGCTCCGTTAGGTGTGGCATCACCATAGTCTTTTGCTATATAACTAACAGTAACTGTTACTTGTGTTGCACTATCTTGAACAGCTGTAGCTCTTAAAGCATAACTCCAGTCACTAGTAAATTCAATTTTATCATATTGAGCAAACGCTGCACCCGTATCTACTATATCAGCAGATATTGTTATTCTGTATTTATAATTAGTACCACCAATATTATACCCAGCGCTATCAATAGCTGTTACATTCGCACCACTTGCTATTCTACTAGCAGTTAAAATCGTACCACTATAACTTTTTTGACCTCTTTCATAACCTACATCTGACACTCCCATACCTACTTTTAATCCATCACCATTATACTCGTCTAAATATATATATCTTCCACCAGCTGGAGCCAAGCTATTTGCTGGTAAGCAAACTGTATGTCCAGCTCCTCTAACATCACGTATTTGATGGCTGCTACCTGAGCCGCTATCATCAACAACAGGTTGTCTACCGTTACCTGAAGATATTGATATTGCTTTTCCTTCACCGGTGATTGTATACACAAAATTTATTGTGTTGTAAGTTCTATCTTTACTAAGCTGAAGTGCTTTAGGTTTTCTAAACTGAGGTACTCTAGCTTTTGTCGTAGCAGTATTATTAGTAACTGATAAGCCAGTTATAGCGGTACCACCACTAGTGTTAACAGCGTTTACAGATCCAGTAACGTTTGTTGCTGTTTTATATGTTAATTCTTCAAACGCGTCTGGAACTCCAGCTGTACTAGTTGGAACATCTAAGTGTGTAAGGCCGCCACCTGTTGTTTCTATTAGTTTTACAGAATATGTTTTATCTTCATTTAAAGTAGAATGAAAAACAGAAAACTGTTTTATCAACTCATCTTTTGTAAAGTCAACAGTGTTAGTAGAAGCACCGGCTTGCCAAGCATCTGTTGCAAAATTATAATATAAGTCAACCGTACCACTACCACTCTTTCTACCCAATTGGAAAGATGTTCTACCAGGAGCCGAAGCTTGTATTGTTATAAGTTGCTGTTGAGCTATAACAGAGGTTAATATATCTTTTCTATAAGAAACATTTTTAATAGCTGCAACAACATTATCAGAATAACCACTTTGTGTTATTTGCTCTGTAGCAAGTCTAATTGTAAATTGATTATCAAAATCTGCAAAACTTCCAGTAGTAGGTAGTTGATCGTCTTCACCAGCCAGCGGTGTAAAGAAAAACTCTACAACAGCAACGGTGCATTGATTAGCAGAATTTAATGTAGGTGTTATTTTTACATCAAACTGTTTTCCAAGCTCTCTATTTGTAGAGGTGTAATCTACGTCTACAGGATTTGGGTTTCTTGGATCTAAAGGTTTAAAATAATAACCATTAGAAGCTGTAAACGTGTATTTACCCCAAAGCGTAGTTTGACCTTTATTTAAATTACCAGTATGAACATACGCATCGTGACCTTTTAGTGGTCTTTTACTATCAGTTGTTCTATTAATATCATTAACATTAGCTATAGTTAAATTAAAATTACCTACCGTGCCATCATGCTGAACTAAAGCTTCAAACGGTGTTTTTAGTAGTGTGTTTAAACTAACTGTCTGCTTGTCTAAATCTACAGTGTAAACAGTATCTTGTGTTATTGTAAAGTTATCATAGTAAACCTTAACTTTAATAGTATTAGTTGGTTCACCAGCAACACCATTGTTAAACAACTCTATCTTGTTTACACCAGCTGTAGCGTTCCAGCTTCCTCCACCTTGTTTTTCTATTGTTCTAAAGGTTGTATCTGTTATTGTAACATCTCCTCCAATAGTAAAATCAAAGGCGTCTAAATTTATACCAGTGTACTCATCATTTACAATATTTGTTATTGTAAGCTCTTTAAAACTTGTGTTGTTAGTACCAACGGTTGTTCCATCTGTGTGGCTTGATTGATTAGAAACATTTTCAGTAGTCCAACCACTATCAGCTGTAGCATCGTAAGTACCACCACCAGTAGCTGTGTTGTTTGTAACGTTAAACGTAAATTTTCGTTGACTTCTATTAGTTCCAGAATCTACAACTGTTTCTTGAGTAGCCATACCAATACCTTGAACACTAAATTCTTTTTCGTCTAAATTTGAAAGTAAAGTAGTAGCGCCTGTAAAAGTACTAAACCATTTACCTTCTTTTTCTTTAAACTCTATGTTTTCAGTTGACTGTAGGTTTGTGGTACTACTATCTATATACCAACCTTGTTTTTGTGTTAGATTATAATACTCTCTATCACCTATATTAAATGTATTACCAGCAGCATCTGTTACTGAAGGATTTACAAAAGCGGTTATTCTAGACTGAGTACCCTCGTAGTTAACGGTTCCAAAGCTTTTAACAGAACCAGGATCGTCATTAAACAACAATTTAATACTAGGATAATACTGTATACCATAAAACATATTATTAGGATTTGGATTACCCAAATGGTTAATTGTTTGGTGATGCTTCCATATTTGACCAAACTTAAACGTGTAATACTCGTTGTTTAAGCTAATACCGTTTTCAGGATCAAAAGATTTAAAACTTACCCAGCCTTTAATATCTTCGTTCCAAGAAACAGTAGTTCCACTTGGCCTCATCTGACTTCTGTAAGCTCTTGTTCCAAACGTTAAGTTATATTCATTTTTCTTACCATCGTAAGTACCAAGTATATCTGTAACACCTTGAAGATTGTCATTAAAGTAATCTTTCATTCCAACATCAGATATAACGCTTATGCTTGATTGTCCTTGTAAACCTAAAACCTGCCCTCTCATTTGATCACACCAGTAAGCACCAAAAGGTGTTTTAGCAAAACTCATTGGATCAGTGGATATACCATACTCACCTTGTATAGGTGTTGCAGCTCCTAAAACTCTAGCAGTCGCAGTAACGTTAGAGTTACCATCAGCGTTAAATAATGCGTCTTTGTTTGTTAATATGATTAAAACTTTATCTTCACAAAAGGCTACTGTATCAGTGTTTCTAGCATGCATTTTTTGAATGCTACCATAACCAGGATTTAAATCTTTGGTTATAGGTTCTGCTGCTATAAATTGATTTAAGTTGTTAACGCCACTTATAGAGTTGAATATACCAGACCATATAAAACCATTTTTTCTATGTTCTTCTTTATAAGGCTCTGCTACAGAAGCTGAAGCTTTCACACCGTTATCTAGTTGTGGTGCATTAAAATCATCTCTAATTCTATCTGACTCAACACCGTTACCCCAAGCCCAACAGTTCCACCAGCCTAAGTAATATGTTTGGTGATGTGTTGCATTTTTAGTAACAATTGAAAAATCATGTTTACGAGGGTTATCACCCATAAATAACTGTATTGTAGTAGCACCAACAGGAACGTTACCACTTACATTTACTTTAGAAGTTATTTTAGAACCATCGTATCTATATATAGTTATAGAGCTTTCATTTCCAGTTATACTTGGTAAAGCTGGATCAAACTCAGGTATAACAGCTGTTAAAGCTGGTGTAAAAGTTATGTTGTTATCAGATAAACTTGTTACGGTGTGTGTTGTGCCTCCATGCTCAAAAGTAGCTTTGTATGGCACTATCATTTCGTTTGTTTCTTTTGAAAACTTAACGGGTATTGCAGCGGAAGCCTCGTAATAAATATCTAGTTCAACATTTTCTTTAGGTTCTGTTTCCCATATAGCTGGATTGTTACTTGAAAATTCTTGAGCACCTTCACTATCCGTAACTATAAAAGGCTCCATAAACTCTATAGTACTATCGTTTCTTGGGTTTGCTGAAAAACCATCTATAGTAGGATGTGTCATTCCATTGAATATACCACTACTATGAGAACATGTAGCGGATTGTGCGGTTCTAACTGCTAACGTACCATCTGGTTGCATCCAATAAGAGTTACCACCAACTAAACCACTAGCAATAGGACAAAAATAGTGTGAGTCACCATTAGCGTCTACTCTGTTAGGACTAAACCACTCATCATGTGTACCTAGCCCAGTAACATCTACGTTATCAAGATCTCTGTAACCTCTTAATTTAACCCTAATACCAAATCTTTGATTACCAGAGTTAGAATCACTATTACTCCAGTTCCAGTCACTATCGCCAGTACCACCAACAAGTGGACTACTAGCACTACCACTTTCACCTCCAAAGTAATTCATACCAGCACCAAGGTTTGTATATAATCTACCTCTTACTTGTACTATTTCCCATATAGTTTGGGCTGGATCTTCAGCAAATCTAATTAAACCTCCTATGTTTGTTAATCTAGTATACGGAACTTGGAATATATTTCCTGCATAACCAACAGGATTAGAATCTTGATGAAAGTTTGCAAAAGATATATCAAAGTGAGCGTTACCCGCGTGATCAAAACAACCTCCCTTGCAAAAACCAGGAGTAGGGTAATAACTATCGTCTTGATAATCTTCATCATCATAAAACCACTGATTACCTCTGTCATACTGATCTTTATAGTTGGTGTGTTTCCAGTCACTCCAAAAGCTTTCACCACTACCGTTGTGATCATTTAAAAATCCAACCCTCATAGTATCTACAACAGCGTACTCTAAATCTGTTGTAAAGTTATTTAAAAGTTTGTTTTGTAATATTAAGTCTTTGTATATCTTTACAAAAAATCTACCATCAAACTCCGGTTTATGTTTAAGTGTATTTTGTAAAATTTCTAACTTTAGGTCGTTGTCTAAGTTCAAACCAACAAACTGATTACAGTCGTTTTCAAACTTACCAGCTATAGTTATTTTAACCCAAGTACCACTTGATGGTACTGCTATAGAAACAACATCATAAAAATTACTTAATAGAGGTGTACCACCAGATGTACCACCTATTCTTAGTTCTAAATCTTCTTTTAAATCAGGTTCTACAACAGAACTAAACGTAGCTAAGAAATCATCTTTTCTTACAAGTATAAAAGATTTGTCTGGCTCTGGTGCTCCCGCGGCTGCATAATCCACATGAGCCATACCATAAGACTTTCTATATTGTTTTATAAAAGTTGGTGGTTCTTCAGCTATAGATATAACTTTATATCTAGCTTGATCTATTACAGCAATATCACTGTCGTGCTGTTTTTTAAGTATTAAGTATGTGTCTTCAGTTATTTTATTTCTTTCTGCAGAAGGAAAACTAATCCAAACGTTACCATCTTCAGCATCGTAAAAACGATCCATAGCTAAGTTATAGTATTCGTTAGATGTTTCTTTAATGTAATATTTAAAAGACTCAGCCCAGAAAGGAGGATCTGATCTTAATGTTGCTGTTATTTGATTAGCTGTAGTAGAAGCTTTTTTAGGTATTGTTACAGAACCACCGCTTTTAGGAACTTGCACAGGTGTTTCTCTACCATACTTATCACGAAAAACTACACCAACCTGGTAGGTTCTCATAGTTTTACAAGACAAAGTAGGTGTCTCTATACCATCAGGGTTTATAGAGTTATCTATTAACTCGCTAGCGTAGTTTACATCTATTTCTAAACTTCTAGAAACAGAACCAGCTGATATATTATAGTTCTGTAAATAGTTACCATAAACTAATCTATTACCAGTTATTTCTTGAGCTCTAGCTCTTCTAGGTACATTATCATAAGGTCTTAACAATTGGTTAGAAGGGACTATAGCGTGTATAATTTCTGATGTTATTTCATATTCACCTCTATTGTAAAAGTTAATATTCCAAGCTGGCCAAAAAGGAGGACCATCTTTCATTGTTAATTCTTTTATAGTATAAACCTCAGCCTTGTTTGTTTCTTTATAAAGTAGTTCAACACCAATAACATCTTCAGGTGTATTAGAAGGTTCTTGAAAATATCTTGTTAATTTTAGCGATCTAACATTATTACGCATACCTAAATTATAACCTTTTTTAGGTAAATAATCAAAATCACCAGGTAAAAAAGCTATTTCAGACCAAGGAGCATAACAAGAGTATTCACCATCAGTGTATTTCCATCTGTAGGAAAATCTAGGAAACTTATACTCAAATAAAGGTTTTTCTTGTTCTAATCTAACTAACCAGTCTTCAGGTATATTACCAAGTGTAGCATCAACAGACTGTATTTCTATAGTGTAAGGACCTACTGAACCACCATTGTTTGGATAACCACCAGGACCATTTATAACAACAGCTCTAACTAAAGCATCTTCAGTTGGAAAAGCATCTGGACTAGCATTTAAATCGTTTAAGAAAAGCAATACATCACCAGGTCTAAAATCTACCGCTGTGTTAAAAGTTACTGTTAATTGGTGGCCAACTTCATGAGGTTGGTTATTAGCTGTGTCGTAAAAAACACTAGTAGCGTTAGAGTCGTTAAATTGAGTAAATATACTGTTTGGAGTTGTAGAACCGGATGGTACTCTAGTAGCGGCTGTAGTTGACATTTCAAGGTCAAGCGGCATTTCAGGGTTTTTCTTTATAACCGTTATGTGTTGTTCTCTACATGGTATAGGTAATTGTTCCGTATGGTTAACCGCTAGTCTAAGCTGAAAGTCTTTATCTATAACTAGCCTAGTGTGAAAGTGAGCGTTGTTATTCTGTATGTTAACAGCTGGATTATCACTAGGAACACCAGCAGCAAAACCATTTATACCACCATTAGGCATATAGTGTATACCTCCAGTACCAGCTATAGATCTTTCTATGTTTATTTTTTTAGGCTCAGTTGAGTCATCAGTCCAAAATATCATACCATCTAAATGATTTATAGCAGGTATTTTATTGTTGTGACTAAAGTTTAATACCCTATCAGCTCTTAAATCGTATGTATCATTAGCTGTGCAACGTAAGTTTTCACCGTATTTATTAGTGGTTAATATTAAATGCCATCTGTTGTTAGCGGCATCAATTTGAATATCTGTTATAAATACCTCATCATTAGTTATACAAGTGTAAGTAGCACCATTAGCAACGTTGTTACCACGCCAAGTTATAGTACCACCAGTTGTATTTGTAAAAGTACCAACAACTTGCATACCGATTCTAGCACCAGTAATATTCATAGTGTTATCACCGTTACTACTAACATTTAATCTACCCGGTGCAGATGGTGCTCCCTCTTGTGTTGCTCTTACTTTAAATATATCTACAAAAACATATTTAAAAGAATCGTTTACAGTGTCATACTCTATAATTAAATCTTTGTATATATTAGGAGCATAATTATATCTTTCCCAACCATAAGCAGCAACAAAGTAATATATTAAATCTTTTTCAGGAACATCTAAAACACCCACTGTTGTAGTGTACAGCTCATCAACAGAGCCAACAGCTTTTTTAGCATTACCTAAAACAACCTGAGCAGCACCTATATTAGAACCATCAGATGTAGATATTTGTATGTTCTTTGCATCTCTGTATTGACCATTAGGAACAAGTCTTTCATCAAGATCTTTGTTCATCTTGGACTCAGAGAACGTTCTCTTCATTTCTGCCATATTATTCTAGTGTTTAATCCATTTAGATTTACCTCTTAATATTTGAGTAATCTCTTCAACTTTTATATTGGATAATCTTATTTTTGCATTTCTTGTTTCTGCAAATTTTTCTTTTTTAATCATTGCTAATTGTGCTGGAGGGTTTGCTAAAGCAGATAAACATCCATATAATATATGTTTATAACAAGCTTCTTCAGCAAACTTATGTATAACAGAGTCTCCCTTTTTTATATCAGCATCACTTTCTGACTCTATTAAACCATCACTTATGTATTTTATTATCACAGTTTTTCCCGCTAAGTTAGAGCTAAAATGAACTTTTCCTGTTTTATAGTCAATAAAAAACGATCCATTTATTTGAGAGTATTGAGGATCAAGCCCATATCTTTGCCCTACTAAATAATCATAATCTTCATCATCGTAGCTATCTTGGTTCTCAACTGGTGTAGCTGATTTAAAATTAGTCATTGTATCAGATGTTTCGTCGCTATCTAAAACATTAGCTGTAAAACTATATGTATCTGTAGATGCGTCATAACCTATGTCTGTTGGATTTGAAGTTTTACTAGCTGGATATATGACATGTTCTATACCACTAGAATCAGACCAACTAAACTTTATATAGTTTACAAAGTCTCTAGGTAGTAACATGTGTAAAGAGTTAGGTATTACTAATTCTTGTGATAAAACTCTTCTAAGTGTGTCATAGCTTAATTCTTGAAAAGCTCTCGTAGCATGAAAGTAAACATCTGCAGCAAGAACATTTTTACACACTTTGTTTTCACCAACATAAGTAGCCATGAATGTTTCAACAATATCCTCTAAACTTATATATTGATATTCACCATGATTACCATTAGCTACATAATACGAACTGTCGTTATTATTTGGAAAGTTTAAACCCATAGTTTATTGTTTTTTGATTTGTGTTTCATTAGCATCTCTACCAGCAAACGTACTAGCTAGACCAGCTTTGTTTATTACTATACCAGCTAACTCTGCTATTTTGTTTACTAAGTTTGTTTCTTCAGAATCATGTAAGTTAAAATTCACAGCTGAGTTCGCGTTGTATAAAGCTTTTTCGTTTACAACCACATATCCCCAAGCTACATTTCCTGTAGGTGCAGTTATAACCTCACAAGTAACTGTGTTACCAGCGGCTTGTGTAGCACCACCATACACTTCTATATCTTGACCAGTTGTATCGCTTTCACAATATACTGGTGACCTACTAAGCATGGTTGCATGTCTGGGTGATTGTAATAAGTTGAATATTTCGTTTCTAGGAACTTGCTTGCATAAACGGTTGTTGTGGAATATTTTACCTATCATGTATGCAGCAGGAAACGTGTGGCCAGAAGTGACCGTTGCTATTGTAACAAATGGATCTAACTTTCTACCTATTAGTGTAGTAATATCAGATAGTGTAGTGTGTTGGTCTCTTTCAACATCTACTCTTTCTCTAATATTCAAGTCGTAAAAATACATTTCAAATATTTCGAGTTCAGCTTGATTTGCTAGTAAGTTAAACTCTTGAGGTGTTATATATCCTCTTTGTTCTTTGTTAGCTAACGCCAACACTCTTTGATATACTGTATCTACGCTTATTGCCATAATTATTTTTTATTTGTAGTTTGTAATCGCCCCGTAGGGCGACTACCACTACAGTTAGATTAGTTTAATCTTTTTTCAATATTGTTGAAAACCTCCATACCTTCGTCAGTTTTAAACCAAGCGGCTAAAGCTGAGTATGGGTGTTCATCGTAAGGTACATTCATAAGTTTTCTATCGTTGCTACACCAAACAAATGATCTTTGATCCGGAGTCATTCTTATGATATTAGCCTCAACAGCTTTTATACCTAAATTTCTAAGATAAACATTATCATCAGAAGCTAACTCTAGAAACAGTCTAGGCTTATTTCTAGCAAATAGTAATAAATCACGTTTAAGTTCCTTAGAACTCATCGTAGCTACCTCAGAACCTTTCTCTGATCTCATAATAGCTTCAGCTGCATCAATATCTATTTCTCTAGCTAAATTCATAGCATCAAGTTGTAAATCTATATCTAATGTTTCTTCTTCAGCTTTTGCTTCGTTATCTACTTCAACCCACAGTCTATTTCTGTGAGGGTGATATAATGATAATAGTTTTTGCAAAACAGTTTTTTCTTTAGGTACGGCTAGTACACCGTTTCTAAAAACAATATGTTCTAATACGTGTCTTGCGTCTTTTGGAAACTCATCAACAAAGCAACTTCTTTGGTTTGACGTATATTTTAATTCTCTTTCGTAACCTTTTTCTTCGTCAAAATAATATATGCTATGTGATTTTACAGCTCTCATTAATGGTTGAGCACCTATTAATTCGTATACACGATCTTTAATAACCCAATCATCTTTCTTTTTTTGTGGTTTTTCTTTAACCACTACTTTTGGTTTTGGTGTTTCAACAACTGGTGTTTCAACAACAGGTACCTCTACCTCTTCTTTTTTTGCTTTTTTTGCCATGATATAATATAATAAAAAATTAATAAATAAAAAGGGTCGAGGCCGAAGCCCCGACTCTTTTAAAAACCTGTTAGTTTAACAAGAAGAAGTTGTTAGCTCCTTGTACAACTAAACATCTTTCAGATAGGAAGTGCATCTCCATCGCGTCTAAATCAGAAGTAGTCGCTCCAACTGAACCAGTAGTCCAAGTTTTGAATCGTCTGTTATCTGTTTGAGAAGCTCTATATCTTACGTGTAAGAATGGACGCTTAAGGTTTTTACCTAATTGCTCATCATACACAGATGATACACCTGCAGGAATCATTACCCCTCTGATGTTGTTAACAGCATCATTAAGACCACCTCTTGTACCTTTATCATTAAGGTATTTGAAGTCAGACTTATAGAAGTCGTAAGAACCTCTTCGGAAGCCAGAGAATCCTAAGTTAAGTGCCATATCCTCAGAGTTGTTAAATACACCGTAAGATGTACCACCAGCTCCGTAAGAGTTCATAGCAGCTAACATATCATCAATAGCTAAAGCAGTAGTTCTATCAACAAACAACATGTTTTCCTCAATAGCACCGTTTTTATCAAGCTCAGCTAACATTAAGTCAAACTCAGCTAAATCAGCTAAAGGAACACCTGTAATACCAGAAGTTTGATTACCTCTTGTAGTTAACGCAGAGAATAAACCTTCACTACCAGTAATTGTACCAGCAGCACCAGCTTGAGCAACACCAGAAACAGAAGGATTAGCAGTAATAACCTGAGCAGCATCTTGAGCTTCTAACATTGTCATCTCTAAGTAGTCAGTAAATCTCTGTCTAGTGTCACCAGCAGCTTTCAAGTACCATAAGTAACCTGATTGACCATCTTCACCAGAAACTTCAACCCAACCAATAGCAGAAGCATCAGAACCAGAAACGTGGTACTGATCTTTGATAATGATAGGCTTGTTTTTTCTAGATTTGAACTGTGGCTCGTTAGATAAACCTCTACCAGTTGCACCTTTAACATATTCAGAACCGAATACTAGTACAGTAAGGTCGTTGTTACCAATAGCAGTAGCATTCATGTTTGCAGCAGCACCACCAGCCATAGTAGCGTAAGGTTTAACAGTGATCTGAGCGTAAGCAGCAGCAGTAGGGTCAACGTTGATACAGTAAGCCCTAACAGTAGCGTTAGCATCAGATATTAATAACATATCACCTGGACGAATACCGTGATTAACACCGATAGGATTACCATCAACATCGTTAGCGATAGTAATAACATCATTAGCTCTCGTAGCAGTATAAGATAGGTGTAATCTACCTTGCTCAGACCAAACAACTTGGTCAGAAGTCATAGATTCTTCAGCGCCTACTTGAGAAAGAAAACCTGCAATAGTTCTGTTACCGAACACTTCAGCTTCTTTTTCCATTAGGTCTGGTAAATATTGTTGAGCCCAACCATCGCTTGCACCTAAAGTAGCAAAATCAATGTAGTTTTGAGTCAACGCGTGTTTAATTGGCGCTGGTGTATAACCAGCAGCCGGAACGCCTGTAATCATAATGTAAAAATTTTAAGGTTAGTTAATTTTTGTTTTTAATTTTAAATTTCAACGAATCTGAATTATCACCTAACACTCTGAACTTAACTCCACCCATATTAATTTCACCAGCTGCTTTACGTGGATTTATATTCACGTTTTTAGCTTTGGCAGCGGCTTCTTTAATAGCATCGGCTTTACCTTGCTCATAAAAATGATTTGCAATAACATCAGGATTCATTGCTGTAAATAAAGATTTATGATAACCCGTAGCGTTTTCCATTTGATTATGTTTGTTCAAAAACTTTTTGACAAAATTATTAATGTCGCTTTGAGTGTTTTTAACTTCATTCACGTTTTTAACGTTAAACCTAAACTTTTTGTCTCCGACGTTGTATTCAAAACCTTTGAACTTGTCATTAAAAACTTGATTAGTTTTATTTAAAAAAGTATCAGTTTGTTGTTGTGCTATTCGTTGAGACTCTTTGGACTCTTTCTCATAGCGGTTGAAAAAGTCTATAGCTTTCTGTTGTTCTGTTGTCAGTTTACTTCCAGCTTTAATCTCTTCATAATACTTAGATTTTCTATCTTCTAAGTGTTGCCTTGCTTGAGCAACTTGCTCCTTCAAAGCCAATTTCTTTCTTTTTATATCTCTATCCTCATCAACGTCAGCGTCGTATGAAAACTGATCTTCTAACAAAAAGTCTATCTCTTCGTTATCTAGATGAGGTTTAGTTTGTCTATAATATTCTTGTAAAACATCAGCATCCTTTTTATCGGTGTAATCTGTGTTTAGCTTTACGTAATCGTTTAAATCTCCACCGGTATCTTCCATAAAGTCTACAAGTTTTTGTATCTCTTCAGGCAAGTCTTTACCTGTTGCTTCAGCTTCTGCTACAGCTTCTTCAACTTGTTCTTGTAGTTCTTGTACTTCTTCTTCAGTTACTTCTTCTAGTACGGTTTCGGCTTCATCTTGAACGGAGACTTCTTCTCCGGTAGGTTCTTCATTTGTTTCTTCGACGTCTTGCTTTTGAACTTCTTCGCTAGCTTCGGATCCGTCGCGTACAGGAACCTCATTTGTGCTTTGCTCTGGAACGGCATCTTGTTTTGATTTTGGTGGTTTACTTAAATCTACTTTTATAACAGTATCATCTCCAGCAGATTCAAATTTACTTTCATCGACTTGAGGTGTTTCCTCAGTCTTTTGTTCTTGTGTAGTTTCTTCAACTACGTTTTCTTTGTTCTCTTCCATAATATAAAATATAATAATTAGTTACTAGTTAATCCACCGATACCTATTCCACCAGATCCCATATTATCGTTTCCGGCAGATTCAAAGTTTTTAGGCTCAGTTTCATTTTTTCTTTGGTCTATAAGTTGGCTTTGTTGTGAAGCCTGTATCTTAGTTCTTTGGTCTTTACGATTTTCAGCATCGTTAGCTTTTTGTCTTTGGTTTTCAGCATCCATCTTTCTAAGCTTCATGTTTATTTCAAACTCATGATCCATAAGTTCTCTTTTTAACATAGCCTCTTGCTTCATGTATTCTATTTTTAAAGCGTTCTTAGTTTTCTCCATCTCCATTTGAGTTGAGGTTAACTGTTGTTGCTTTTGAACTTCAGCTTGAGAAGCGGCTTGCTGTGCTTGAGATTGAGCTTCTGCTTGTGCTTTTGCGTTTTCTTGTTGCATTTTTTGATCACGCTCAGCTTTCTTTTTTCTTTTTAGCTTTAACAATTGATTAGCCATTTTAATACTTTTTACTTCTCTTAAATCAATAGCATCATCTAAATCAATCATTTTTTGCTGTATAGCCATTTGTATATTGTTTTCCAAAGTAGCTTTTTCCTCAGCATCAGGTTTTAACTCTATAAATATACCAAAGTCATATAAATATAACTCTTGAAGTTCTTTTAATGTTGCAACGTTGTGAGCACCTATAGCTTGTATAAACGCATCTCTAGTAGGTGAATACTCGAGTATATCAGATATTCTAAGAGACAAAGCCTCGCAAGTTTCAGCTGTAACAAAAAGACTTGCGTTTAATATATGTCTTGTTGCTGTATTACTATTTGCCGCTGCTAATTTTTGTACACCAACTAAAGTTCTTTCATCTGGCATAGAAGCATCTGTAGCTTCATTTAAACCAGTTACATCTCTAATCATTTGTAAGTAATAATTATAATTACTTATAAGAGCTTGCATTTTACCTCCAGCGCCTTGACCATTTGATATTTCTTGTATAGGTATTTTACCAGGGTTAGCATCTCCTTCACCAGTAAAAGATCTACCTAATATAGAACCAGTTTGGAAGAACATGTTTAACGCTTCTTGCGGGTTATAGTTTGTACCGTTACCTAAATCTATTTCAGCTAAACCATCTGCATCTAAATAAACACCATCAGGAACCATTCTTGATAACACTTGTTGTAGCTTTAAATGAGTAAGCTGTATCATATCAGCAAAACCAGTAATTCTACTTACTAAGCTTTCTATTTTACCATTATACATTCTAGGCGCAACTATAGAGTAATTCATTTTAACTTTGTTAAAATCACTCTTAGTTCTCATCATGTTTTCACACTTACACCACTTTATAATTCTGTCTGTTCCTAATATTTTAGCTCCTTCGTATAAAACCTCGTAAGCTCTAGAAACTCTTTCGTAATCACCTTTTCCGCTAGGTTTAAATGTATCTTCTTTTTCAATAGCTTTTTTACCACCGTATCCAGTTGTCTTGACTTTGTAAGTGTCGTTAGTGTATGTTTTATAGTTAAAGTATAAAACCTGTACTTTGTTTTTATCGTTTTGACCGTAGTTGGTATATCTTGAGTTTGTTCTTTTAGCTGTTTTATTTATTCTCTCTAGCTCTTCTTGAGTTAACTCAGGAAACTGTCTTACAAGTTCATTTATAGGTATACACTTAATTTCACCAACATAATAACAGTCATCAAAATAAGGAGAGTCGGTGTGAGAATAAACAAGGTTAGCTGGGTCAACATATTCTACAGTAGCTCCTTCAGAATAATTAAAGTTTGTTTTTACAGCGCCAATACCTAAAACTGTTAAATCTCTTAATAATCTTTGTTGTATTAAATCAAACTTACTACCTTCAAGTAAAAGATTTATAGCTTGCTCGTTTGCTAATTCAACCTCTTGTTTGTAAGTTAAAGACATGTGTAGTTCTAACTCTTCTTTTGTTTCAGGTAGTTTTGTAGGATCTGTTTTGTAAAGATCCATATTCATAGTGTTTTTAGCAGCCTCGTTAAACTCTTTAGCTCTCATGTCGTCCATTATGGTTTCCATGTATTCAGTTCGCTTACTAACACCGTATTGATCTTGAGAAAAACACTTAACATCAAATGTTCTCTGTGCCATACCATTAACAACTATATCAACAAACTTAGGTATAATTGGAACTGGTGTCCAGTCTAGATTTAAGTAGCTTAAGTCACCGTTTATAGATAACTCATCTTTGTATTTTTGTATTGATTGTTCACCTCTAGCATATAACCTTAAATTATGAAATCTATTTTCATTGTGCAGGTATCTATTAGAGTGAGAACCTTTAAACCATTCGTTCTCTATAGCGTTAGCCACTTTCAACCCGTATTCCATGGTTGACTTTTCTAAGTCGCTTACAACTTGAGAAGGAAAATTTGTATGTACAGACTCTGCCATATTATCGTTTAATTATTCTTGAATTCGTTCCTCTATTACTATACTTAGCAATATTAATATTTAATGCTTTATTTTCTTTTGTTGGATTTGGTTTGTATAAGTTTTTATTACAAGCCATTATTGCTAAACCACTACTAATCGTGGCATCAAACTTTGTCCTTTTATTTATATCAAACCTAGCCCAATCATTTAAAGTACTATTAAAGTACATATTACCATGAGAACCAGTTTCTTTTATACCAACGTGATCTTGTATATACATTTCGATAGCAGCAGCGTGAGCTTGCTTTATATCTTCACTTGAGTTTGGTATACCACCTATTTCTTTTTCAGCTGAAGAAAGTTTATTCCAAAGCTTGTCAGGTCTATTCATACTAAAACCTCTATAACCTCTACGTCTTAAATAGTATAAAAGTCTAGGTTTGTTGTTCTCTGCAAGCATTGGCATTCCGTAAAAAACTAGAGCGCATAATACATCTTCAAAAAATATATCAGCTGTTTGAGGTCTAGCTATGTACTCTAAAAAGAACTGGCTAATAGGTGCTTCCTCCATTGAAAACTTTGTTAATCCGTGTAAAGATCCTTTCGATCCTTTTCCATCAACTGTCCCTGATATATCGTAACTATCACAACCAAAAGCACCAATATGTTCATTTCCAGGGTATCGTATTCCGTTTTTTAATATTACGTTGTTTTGTTGTTGAGGTTTTGGAACCCAGCTTATATTAAATCTACCTTTTGGATCTGGATAAAATATAACTTGAGAATCCTTAACACCGTTAACCCATTGAAAGTTACCTCTAGTTAAACCTAAAGATCTTCCTAGTTCTTCGTTATAATCTATCTGTTCGTATATTTTTACTAAGTTAAATATACTGTTATTAGCCTCGTCTCTAAACGCGTGCTCTTCAGTTCTTGGAAACTGTCTGTAAAACTCATTTAACGCGTCTTGATCGTTTTTTAAACCATCAGCTTCGTTCTGCCAATGATCTATTACACCTACATCTATTAATTCGCCGTCTGGGGCGAACACATCCCTGTCAGGCGTAGTAAATACAGGAACTCCGTGCTCGTCAATAAATCCTTCATAGTTCCATTCCATTGGGATAAACAAAGAGTATAAACCAGATTTTGTCTGACCATTTCTATTTCTTTGTGTGACATCGGATGCTCTATATAATTTTTTAAAATTGTCTCCACCTTTATCTAACGCGTTTGATGTCGAGCCCATCATACATTTACCTATAATTCTACTACCTAATCGTAAACATGTTTTGGTTACTCGCCAGTTATTTAATATATTATCAGGTCTTTCCCATTTACCACTTTCATCGTGTACTAGTAAATTTAGTTTTTCACCATCATAACTATTATCACCAGTGTTTTTCCAGTCTATAGTAGTATCTAATCCTTCTAGCTCTTCTAATTGCTCGTTTGAAGTTATTTTTTTTCTTGTAAACTTACTAGCAGGAACTCTATAAGCTAGCTCAGTTTTAGGACGATCCATACCATCTTGAATAGGTTTAAAGAAAAAAGGGTAGTTAATACTAATAGGCACCACTTTGTCTGTAAACATTTTTTTAGCATCCGCACCTGTTTTAGAAAGTATACCATATCTACTATCACTTGATATTGTAGCTAAGTTAACTGTTTCAGCTGAACTCATAAACGAAAAACCACTACGTCTATTTTTAAGATAACACATACCATAACATCTTTTATCTGCTTTACAAGCTTCCCAGAATATATAAAATAATCTATTAGCTTCTCTAAAATCTGGCGCACCTACATCTATTTTACTCCATTGTAAATACATGTAGTGTGTTCCTGTTATGTATGTTGGTTTATCGTTATTAACAAACCAAAAACCTTCTTCTCTACGTTTAAACTCTTCGTCTATATAATCGTACCACTGTTCTTTTTGCTCTTCAGGATAGTTTCTCCAATCGAATATGTTTTTTAAACGAGATAATTCTTTTGGATAATCAATTTTAACCCACTTGTTTAGCTTGTGTGCTCGCAGTTGCACTGGCTGTTTTGGCAACGCAATGCGCAAATTTTGTATCTCAAGTATTTCACCAATTGTACCATTTTTTGATATAACGACAATATCATGTTCTTTATTGTATCCATATTTCCATTTTTTGCCACGATTTAAACGTGTGATTGTTGTTTTCTTTACAGGTTCTACAACCTTAACTAAATTTTGCTCGTACATTACTTAGATCTGCCTTCTGCGAATCCTTTAAAGACTTTTTTCTTTGTCTCTTCAGGTGTTTTTCCCTCAAGCAAGTTTTCTTCTTCTTGGATTCTGTTAAGTATTTCAAATGCGTCAAATATAGCGAGTTTTTTAGTTGCCGCTGCATTTTTTAATCTATCAGCTGAAACATCATCTTCTGTATTAGTGATAATTTTTTCTCTAGCTACATTAATAAGTTCTTCAACCGCTTTGTGCCCAGCTTGGATTATAAGTTTCTTCGTTTCCTTGATATTCATATTTAATTGTAATAAATTGTGTCATAACTCTATATAACCTTTCACCATCAACAACAAATTCCCACTCACTTCCAGGCATAAAACCTACAAGTTCATTTTTGTTATAAGAACCATCTGTATACTTAATTACACCTATAAGTTTTCTTTCGTTGTCAGTATCAAAGTTATCTATACTTTTTAAAGGTTTTACAAAACAATATCCTTTCGGCGCTAACCATTTATTGTTTCTTTTATAAAGGTAAACTTGATCTATACCAGCAAAATACTTGTTTTCATCAAAATAACTTTTACTGTTTTTTTCTTCACCTTTAATATTATACCATCTTCTAAAAATGTTATGATGTACTAAAACTGTATCACCTTTTTTTATATTTGTTTCACCTATTATTGGTGTAGATAAAACTACAGCTTCTTTGTTTATATAGTTGTAGTTTTGTATTTCAGTGTTTAGTATCAACTCTGAGTCACCAACTTTTTTAACATTGTTATATCTACTTCCTTTAGGTGTTACAACAAAGTTGTAAATGCTTTTCATTAGTATTGTAAATTATATTCAACTGATATAGCCATATTTTTATTAAAGTCTTTCCAAGGTAACACTTCTTTACCTTTACTTATGTATATGGAATACTTTTCTTTTTCTTCTATAATATCGCATATAGTATGTCCACCATAAACCTCTTGGCCAACAGCATAATGCATAGCATCAGTTTTATAATCTTTACCTACACTAATCTTTCTTATTAGTTTCGTCATTATATTTAATTTTACCGGTATTTATATCAATATCTAAAGTACCGTATTCTTTCATTATTTCGTCTTGGACTATTTTAAGTCTTTCATTTATAGCTTGAGCTTGATGTAAAAGATTATGTTTATTAACCTCTAAAGCTCCAACTTGAAATCTATTTTCATTCGTAGCGCTAATTATCTCACGCATAGAATTTAATTGTTTTTCTGATATAGAATCAGGTCTAAGGTCTTTCACCTTTGGTGTTTTTCTTTTTGCCATTTTATTAAATTTTAGTTAATTATCTACTATATAGTTACACGTATTATAGATAACTTATTTCTGGTATATAATAGTTCCAAGTATTTTCGTCTTTCTCTATTTTATAACCATTACTGTTACCCCAAGTGTAAGCTTCTTCCCAGTTAGCAAACTCTTGTATACTACCAGTTAAAGTTGCTTCTGTTTCTATAATATAGTTAGTGTCACCTTTTTGACAGGCTACTCTAATATCTGTAGGTTCTAGTTCTCTTGCTTTTTCAGCTGTAAATTCGTAATATTTCATTATACAGTATCTATTAAGTTGTTAGTACCATCTATACCCGTGAAGTTTGCATTACCTTTTAAATCAGTACCTGCATTAGTAGTGTCTAATTTCCAATAGTGTAATAAATTGTTATTTGCAGAGTGTGTTAAAGCATTTGTAGCTGTTCTATCTGCTACATCCCCAACCGTGTGATCTGTTATTAACTCTTCAACTTCAGCAACTGATAAAGCTTTGTTCCATATACTACACTCAGCAAACTTTGTTTTAACACCTCCAAAAGAACCAGATTGAAATGCACTTGTTCCGTTACCATAACTTCCTAAGCTAAAACTTCTAGTGACACCAGTAGCAAAATCAATATCACCAACCGCACTAGCACTACCAGCATCTGTAGCATAAAATGGAGATGAATTTTGTCTAAACATATATCCACCCATAAAATTTCCGTTCCAAAATAGCGTAACGTTACTACCACCAACCCAACCAGTACTGCTACTAGCTTGTTTGACTATTGTAAACATACCATAACCGTCACCATTTACGTGTGGTTCATTATCTTTGCTCCAATAAGTAGATTGTGTTGAGCTTCCACCAGTACCAAATATGGTAGAAGGATCAGTGTCAGGGCTAGAGCTATCTGTGTTATTGTGAAAATACCAAAAGTTTTGAGCTTGTTTGTCACTACCACTAGCATTGTCTTCAACTCTAAAATACATTCTATTGTGCTGTCTATGATAAAACAGTACATAGCCATCGTTATATCTAGTATCACCACCAGAACCAGTGTCGTCAGTATAAATATGAAATAACACACCAGTATCAGGACCTTGCTGCGCATGAGCCCAACCTGCTTTTATCCAAAAATTAACTGTAAAAGCGTCGTGTTCGTCTAAGTTTCCTAATGAACTTGAAGCAGCTATGATTGGGTTGCTTCCAGAATCTTTGTGAAGTACACCATCAAAAAAAGTTGGTCCACTTGAAAACGCTGGCGCAAACGGGTTGATTATTATATTACTCATTATAAAGCGTGTGTAGTTCTATATCCAATTATAGTTATTTTCAAACCTTTAGCTCCTGTACCAGCACCATCTATATTAACTCCTATCACAGCGTCTTCTTGAATAACCTCATCTGGATTTGTACCACCACCACTTCCAAATGTTGTGGTAGATCCCAATGTTTGACCAGCAGTTATTGTTATAGCTGATGAGTTTATATTGTTAGCGGCGCCACCCTCTGTAACTTGAACCGTGACGTTACCTCCGCTACTAGTCGTGCTTAACGTAGCTTTTATTTCTTCTATATGAAAATGGTAAGGCATACTAAACTTAACCTTATCATCTCCAGTTGTTATAGCTGTTGTTTCATCTGAAGCACATATAATAAAGGACTCATAACCTGTTATTGGTCTAGTTGGATGTCCTAATTCTAATTGATCAAAATGTCCGTCTGCCCAACGTTTTGTTGAGGTTCCTATTCCACCTTCGCCATCGGCTCTAGGTACTACTTTTGGTGTTGCCATATCTTATTTTTTTTATTATTTATTATGCTTGGTAAGTTCCATCTCCAATAGGGAAGTCACCTACTGCTATTGGTGTTAACTCTGTGTCTCCATCTCCGTCTTGCTGTTTTACAAGTGGTGGATTAGTTGCGTTAGACTCAACCACAACCCAGTAACCTTCGTCATCAGAAAGATAGTTTGGGTTTGGATCTGTTGCTGGCATCATCTCGTTTACTGAGGCAGCGTCAATCATACCTCCACCAGCGTCACCACCAGTGTAATCACCTACAGCGCCTATATCCCAAGCGTCATTAAGGTCTTGAACATTGTTTAGTCTAACGTCACTAAATCTAGGCGTTATTTCATCAGCGCTAGCAGAAGACCAAAGATAGTCTTCTATAACTACAGCTGTAGAACCTGATGTGAGTTGACCATTTAAGCTTAAACCTAACACTATACTCCGAAATAACAGATTATACCTCCATTAGCATCAGCTGTAGGGGTAACTACTAACCATCTACCATATATAGTTAATCCTTTTGGAAACACAGCATTAGTAGTTGCTATACCACCAACTCCTTGTCCTAATGGATCTTGAAATGTCATTGATGTTCCGTTTGGTAGTGCCGCAGGTCTACTGAGCGTAACGGTTGTGCCACTCACAGCTTTAACATATATTGGAGCTACACCACTAACAAAATCTTTATAATAAGGAAAGTTTGCATGACCTGTTATTTTTTGACCTGGTCTAATTGCTGCGTTTGCTCCTGTAAGAGTTATAGTACTCGTAACAGTATTACCATTACCCGCAGTTTGAGTAGCATCACCAGTAGCGTGAGCAACGGCAGTACTAATATACATAGAACCTGAGCTTTCAGGAGTTGGTTTTTGTTCAGCTATTAATGTTGTTAAAATGTTATCAGCTAAAAACTGTATAGCCGTGATAACCATTCCTTCTGGTGGTCTAATTGCTGCGTTTGTATCTGTATAAACGCTTCCCATAGATCCCATAGGATCGAATTTATAGTTTGTACTCATAATTTATTTTTTTACTTTTTCAAGCGATCGTCCACCAAAATAGGCTCCAATCACGGTTATTAATACTAATTGTAATAAATCAGTCCACTTGTCTTCAACTTTAAATGTTATAACACCAGCATCGATAAAAACTAACAACACGGTGCTAACAACTAAAAAAACTAAAACTAACGGACGAATATTCTTAGAAAGCCACGAATCGCTGTTCATGTCCATTTTCCAACGTTCTGTTACTTGCTTTTGCATTTCAGCTTCGTAACCCATTATCATATCTTTTATTTGCTTTTCAGCTTCAAGTTTTTCTTCTTTTGATGTGTGAAGATTATCTATAACGCCACCAACATTTTTTATAAGATCTGCAGCTCCACTGCTTAGTATTTTACTTAACATTTATTTTTCTTTTAAGTTATAAGACTTTGGACCTTTTTTTCTTTTTTTACTACCTTCTGTTTCTTCAGCTTTGTAATCACCACCTTGTACGTATCCATCTGATCTAGGTATACTAGGAGACACGAATAAAGTATCACCTTTGTTAATACCTGAATCCATGTCATACATAGCTAAGCTAAACTCGTTACCTTTTTTGTCTGTCTTTATGACATCTGTGTCCTCGCCTGGTATGTTTTTAGCTTTTTGTTTCATAGGTGATTTTCCAGGATATTTAAATCCTTTCATTTTAAAACCTGTTGATTTTTCAAATTTTGGCATGTTATTGTTTTTTATCAGCGGCTTTTTCCCAAGGAAAAGATTTACTTCCTTCAATTGACCACTTTCCGTTATACTTTATTTTACCATCTTTTCTATGATAAGTTTTACCCTTATATCTTACCCAGTCATCTCCATAAGCTAGTTTACCGCTTTTCATATCTCTAGCGTGTACTTTTTCGTGGTCAATAACTTCTTTTTCGAGTTTACTTCCTTTTGGTATATCTTTGTCAATAAAAATAGATCCGTCCATATTTGCTTCACCCATTATACCTTTACCTAGTTTTTTTCTAAATATAGGTGTATTGCTTGAGTTTTTAATATTTCTTTTTTCTGAGCCTAGTTTAAATCCCATTATCTATCTTTATCTTTAATCATATCGTCTATAGCTTTATTGTAAACTTTATCTGTATATGATTTGTTATTAAAAAACTTACTTCTCTCAGATGTAGGTAAATCTTCTTCACCTAAAAGTATTCTATATATTCTTGATATTAATTGAGAACATTTAAAAGAAGTTTTAAATATAGAGTATTTTATTGTAGTTCTGTTTCTGTGTCTCCACACCTCTATCCAACCTTTGCTTCTTAGTTTTTCCCATCTATTTTTATCCCATGAATACGTGTAAGTACCATCTATGAACTCTTGTCGTGTAAATCTCTCTTTACAATCTAAATAAATTAATAATTCTAAATCTGCGTCTGTCAATCCGTAAGTCTTACAAGCCCACTTTCTAGTGAGCCTGTAATACTTAAAGATTTTAAAATTACGCAAATCATGCGCTGAAAGTCTCACCTATTATGTCCAGAACATTCCTACAACACCTATTTCAGGTGATAAAAGAGAGTGCTGAGGTTCAATACCATCATAAACTCTCATCATACCATGATAAGCATTGCTTTCTTTTGCAAAGGCTGTAACTTCTTTTATTAGTTGTTTACCCATACCAGCTGTATGTGTAAAAGTGATTATGTCCTCAGAGTAACTACCATCTGCAGCTTTAAATATAACTTGAGTAGTATTATCAGCTGTTTGTTTACAACCAAGGAAAGAGTCTTCAGGATAAACGAAACATATACCACTTAAACCATCGCCACGATCTGGAGCACCAGCACCACTGTTATCTCCTGAAGAAGTACCGTAAGGATTACCGTGTTGTCTTGTAGTAGGTTGTCCACCTTTAAGCACAACCTCAACAATATCACCTGTTTTACCTGTTATTCCGTGAGCTGTATCTACACTTTTGAATTTTACAACAAAGTCTTGTGAGTTGTTAGCCCAAGTAACACTTTCTGGTTGAGTTAATTTGTAACGTACTCCTCCGACAGCGTTTACTCCGTCTCTTTTCTCAGTATAATCACTACCAAAGTAACCTGTAACATCAGCAACAGGTGTAACATAAACATCTACATCACTTCTAGTTATAAGAGTTCTGTATGCATCACCTCCTAAATCATTACCAGTTCCTCTAGCGTTTGTATTATGTTGAGTAGCAGACGTGTCAATAGTAAGATCACCAGACATATTGCCTTGAAGGGTATAATAAGCATGGTTATTAATCCCAAAATATAAATAATTTTTCATTTTCTTTTATTTTTTTAAGTTAGTCAGCAACAGCGATAGTACACACTACTGGCGTATTACCACCAAGATTAATTACGTCACTAAACACGAATCCAGTGTTTACATCTGCTATATCTATAACAGTCATTCCAGGTTTTTGTATTTGCTTTACTAATTCATTTAGTGCAAAAGGTAAACCATACGTTGCTATAAGATAATCCATCGTTACAGTATCAGCACCTGCTGTTCCATTCATTTTTTGAAAGTTCATTTGCATTTTAGCGTTTGCAGCATTACCACCTAAACATAATATTGTATTAGTTGGAAGAACAGCGTCAGTGTAATCACCAGAACCATTTCTTTCTTTATTACCAGCTTCATCGCAAAATCTCAAATAACTTGTTTGTTCACTTGTTATACTTGCCATTTTTTTTAATTTTTTTTAGTTAATACTACGCGTCGTAAGTTATTCCAATATCAGTTATCAACTGTGTAGTTGCTAACGGAGTATTTTGACCAGCGTCGAAATAATCTGCACCAACAACATCAATAATAGTAGTCATACTATCTCTATTAGCACCAGCGTGACTTAAAGCAGAACATATTGTTTTAGCAACTTCAACGAACTTGTTTGCGCCGTGAGTTAAAAGAATAGTATCTACAGCATTGTTGTCGTGAGTTAACGCCATAAAAAATAACTTTGTTGTTGTGGTTGACTGAGGTCTAATCCCCATAAACCTGTTTGCTTTAAAAACACCTGCTTGATCTCCAGCCTTTTTAAAGAAAACGTAAGAATCATCATTACCGTAATTCATAATTTTTTTTGTTTTTAGTTAATAAATTTGTTTACTTAGTTTTATTGGTCTAGGTTTTAGGTTTAGGTTATTCTACTAAAACAACATCTTGACTTCGTATAACATAGTATAATTCATTTTTCCAAGCTATACCGTGACCTGCGTGTTTGTCATAGTAAATAATATCATCTATATTTAAACCTTCAACAAGATTTCCTATAGATATAATTTTTCCTTTTAAGTACCTATTGTCAACATCTGTCTCTTCAGTCATTATAAGACCAGCGACTTTTTTAGGTTCTACCTTTTCTTTTTCTATTATAATATAGTTGTTAACTGCCTTCATCTACTCTTATGTTTGAAATTACACAGTCTGCAGATATAATTGTAGAAACAACACTTACTGCATTTTTAAGTGCTGATTTAGTTACAAGGACTGGATCTATAATACCTTCTTTTACCATATCGACCTCTTCACCTGTAACTACATTTACACCAACTCCATTTTTATTTGGATAACCTAATGTTTCAAAGCCAGCGTTATTCATAATAGTTTCAAAAGGAGATTTAATGGCTTTAAGTAAAGCGTTTTCTCCTTCATCAAAAGGTTCTATTTCTTGAGCAGCATTAAGAAGGGCTATACCGCCGCCCGGCACAATACCCTCCTTCAACGCGGCTTTTGTTGCATAAATAGCATCTTCTACTCTATCTTTCTTTTCTTTTAACTCAACTTTAGAGTTTGCACCTACCATAACTATACCTACAGAACCTGAAAGCATAGCTAATCTATTTTCTAGTTTCTTTTTTATAAAACCATTTTTTTCTGATTTTATAAGTGATTTAACTTCTTTTATTCTGTTATCTAGCTCTTTTGGAGTTTCTTCAATAGTTATTACTGTTGATGTATTATCTGTTACAGAAAACTCAGCTTGACCTAAACAATCTAAATCTATAAGATCTAAATCATCACCAAGATCTTCATTAATAACAGTAGCTCCAGTTAAAATAGCAAGATCTTCACAGGTGTCTTTTTTAGTAGGACCAAAGCCTGGTAAGTCAATAATATTTACTTTAATATTACCTTTAACTTTGTTCATCATTAAAGCTGCTTTTACTTGTTGATCAACAGGTGCAACTATCAATAATGATTTTTTGTTTTTTATTACGTGTTCTAAAACCTGTTGTATTTTTCTTATTGTCTTTATTTCTGAAAAAACAATTAATACTAAAGGATTTTCTAGTTCACATTTTTGTTTTTCGGTGTTAGTGATAAAGTGTTGAGAAGTTAAACCACACTGATCTAACTGAACACCGTCAACTAAATCAACATAGGTTTTATCACTTTCAGAACCTTCCATTAAAACAACACCGTCTTTTCCAACTTTTTCATAAGCTTCTGCTATAATCTTTCCTAGCTCGTTATCGTTGTTACAACTGATCGAACTTACGGATCTCAGCATATCACCCTCGATCTTGACAGAAATCTTATCTAAATAATCGTTTACTTTATATTTAGCAGATTCTAAACCATTTTTAACGTTTCTTATAGGTTCACCGTTTTTAATACTTCTTTCTGCTTCCTTTAATAATGATTCAGCTAGTACGGTAGCTGTTGTAGTACCGTCACCAGCTTCTTTCACTGTATTTCTAGCAGCTTCTTTTAGCAATGTTGCTCCCATATTTTCAACCGGGTCTTTTAAGACTACGCTTTCTGCTACGGTTACACCGTCTTTTGTAATAACCGGGTTGCCACGAGCATCTTCATATATTACACATTTACCAGATGCGCCTAACGTGGATTTAACTGCCTTTGCTAGCTTTTCTACGCCAGCTGTTACTTTACTTTTAGCGTCATTGCCAAAGTTTAATTCTTTGACAATTTCGCTATGCAAATTGTATTCCATATTATATTAAATTTAATTAAATTAGTTTACTTGAAAGTTTTAACTACTTTTGGGCCTTTTATAGCCTCTAGCTTTTTTGAGAAATGTTCAACGCTTCCATCAATTGCAGCTTCAGCGCCTTCTATGGTTTCTCTTCGTGTAACATCGTGCCAGTCATCATCAACATCAGGATTACTAACTTCTGTTTGGTAAAAACCATTAGGTAGTTGTGTAATCCTCCAGTTGGATTTTTCAGCCACATGTTTCCATTGGTTAATAGTTTTCTCACTAGGTTTAACGTTGCCAGTTGTACTGGTCTTGTAATACAAATAAGTCATTGTTTTTGGTTTTTGGTTAATAAATAATTTGGTATAGAGTTTTTCTCTATGCTTCTAATATTTTCTTTTTTAAATGATCTGGTAAATTCTTCTGATTACCGACTAAAGGTTTTTTTGCAGGAGATTTTTGCATTTTGTTATGTTTTACGTTACCGTATAATTTAACAGCAGATTTTGCTTTTTTACCTGCAGCTGCAACTTTTCCAACTCCTGGTACCATTGTAGCTGCTTTTTTAGCTGTAGCTTTTTTCACAGCTTTTTTAGCGCCAGCAGCAACAGCACTTCCAACACCTGGCACCATTTTAGCAGCTTTACCTGCAGCTTTTGCAGCTTTACTAGCAACTTGTTTAGCTGGTGATTTACCGTACTTTTTAGCTGGTGATTTACCATACTTTTTAGCTGGAGATTTGCCATGATCCATTTTAGCTGGAGATTTACCACCGTCAGCTTTACTAGCGTGTACAGCTTTACGTTGAGCATCGGATTTATATCCTTTCATAGGAGATTTACCATACTTTTTAGCAGGTGATTTTTTCTTACCTGTACCAGCCATACCTGCTTTTTTAGCAGCTTTAAATTCTTTTTTAATTCTACGCTTATCTTTACGTGTTATTTTGTTTCCATCTTCATCGTACTTAGTATAATCACTATACTTTTCCATATCCTTATCGGTTGGCTTTACAGGCTTGTCAGCATTTTTGATCTTCTTCTTTTTATCTTTATCCATTTTCTTCATACCCATACCTGCACCCATCAACATACCAGCAGGACCTAGAGCCATACGACCAACATCACCAAGACCAAACTTACCATCAGATCCTGTTACCATACCTTTTAAAGCTCCGCCAATCTTTTTTATAAATTTAGCAGGAGAAGCTTTAGGGTCTGCCATCTTTCCTTTCTTGCCTATATTCTTTTTAATTTTTGCTATTTGCTCTTTTGTAGCTTTGCTTTTACCAGTCTGAGCTCCATCTTTCTGCATACGTCTTGCATCTTCTGGTGTGAAACCTTCATCTATAAGTTGATCTATAGTTTTTTCACTAGCATCTGACTGCTGAAACGGAGACGATGTTGATTTTCCATCTCCCATATTTTTATAGCCATTTCTTTGAGCTTTTAACTTTCCATACAAAGAAGGGCCTTTCATTTTAAACGGTGTATACGCCATAATTTTATGTTTTTATATTACTATTATTACTTGTTTTTTTAATTAGTTAAGTTAGATTAGTGCTAGCCTTAGTACTAGCACCCTTTCCTGAAGCTTTAGGTCGTTGATTTTTATTTAGTATAGTAGTTTTATTTTTACCTGGTTGTTTGGCTTTCTTAACTTCATTAGCTATTGCATCTTTACCTTTCTTAGCTCCTACAACCGCGGCTTTCTTGACAGCTTGTTTAGCTACCTGTTGACCAGTTTTTCCAGCTATTTTTGCACCAGCCTGACCAGCTTTTACAGCAAGTTTTGTACCAGCTACACCTTGTCCAACAACTGGTACCATAGCACCAGCATTTATCGCCATATCTCCTAAATGTTTCTTAGCAGCGTCTTTATTACCTTTATAACCTTCGTAAGCAGCTCTACCTCCAGAAATAAGCGTATTAGCAGCATCGGCAAAAATACCAACACCAGGAGTTAAACCACCTACGGTTAAAGCGTCTTGCGTTCTGTCTAAAGCATCTCTCCAGTTAAAGTGTAAAGGTGATCTACCCACACCACCAATTGACTGTCCTTTTCTAGCTTTAAACGGAGGTTTTTTAGTAAACTTAGTGCCTTGATTTTTTACCTTCATTTGACCTTCAGTTAGTACTGTTGCTGGTCTAGGTAGTTTTTCTCTATCAGACTGTATTTTGGCTTTTCTGCCATCTGGATCAGGATCGTTGGTTTGTTTACCACCACCTTCCATGTTACCAGGCTCGTTTTTATATTTGTTATATTCTTCTTTTGTAACGTTTTTACCGTTTATTTTATAGTAATAGTTTTGTTTAGCCGGTGATACACCACCTACTATTTTAGACTTTTCTATTCTTTTTATTTCTGAGTAGTTCATTATCTTAATGTATTTGTTCCTCCAGTTACTAGGTTTTTAACCTTTCTAATTTTTGGTCCTTTTTTAATTTTAGGTATTTTGCTAACTATTTTTTTAGCTTTATCTGTTATTTTTTGAGTAACAGTTTTATTTTTATTTTTTTCTGCTACTCTTTTTCTACGATCATATACTTTTTGAGCTTCATTATCTAACTTAACAGTAGGGTTAAATTCAGGAGCTTTAACGCTTTTTAATTTTCTAGGTATATTTTTTGTCTTTATTTTTTTAATTCTCTTTTTCTTTAAAACTTTTGGCTGTGCTGTCTTACCAATTTCTTTACCACCAGAGTAACGAGTGGTTTCTATAGTACGATCAGCTCTTTTAACAACCATATTCTGCACTGATTCACCTGAAGTAGGATCAGTACCTACGTTTTTAATAGGTTTAACCCTGGTTGTACCGTCGGTATTTTTTATTTTTTGATCTTTTCTTCTTTTTTT